GGCCCCACGCCTCCGTCCGCCGGTTGCTCTGCCAGTCGACCCCATACGGGGGATCGGTCAGCAAGAGGTCGGCGCCTCGCGTGAGGAACGGCAGCACGTCGCGGCAGTCGCCGTGGTACAGCGTCACCGAGCCGTCTTCGTAGTAGGGGCGCATCAGACGACGACCCAGCTCCCCCCGGCGAGGCGCCAGGGGGACAGCAGGGCGACCACGTCCGGGTCGTTGGTGCTCAGGCGGGTGTACTGCCCCAGGTCGGTGTTCTGGAGCACCCCGAACGGCGCCTCCGCACGCTTGTAGTAGCGCGACGCGAGGATGAGCGCCGCCTGCCGCACCTCCACCGGGAGGCCGCCGTCCACCACGACGCCGAAGGTGCCGACGACCTGGACGTACCTGCCGGGGGTGAAGGAGTCGTCCGCCTGCGGCCGGATGCGGATCTCCTGGTAGCGCCCCTCGTTCAGGGGCCACAGCTCGTAGTCCGCGACGGTGAGCGTGGTGTCGAAGGTCTGGTCGCCGTCCGGGTCCGTCTTCAGGGTCGTGACGGCCACGAGGTCGGGCGTCCGCACCGACCACGCGCTCTCGGGGTAGTAGAGGCGGGTCTGCGCCGTCTGGAGGCCGAAGGTGCGCCCGCACTCGCCGTCGATCTTCCGGCTGGCGGCGTCCAACGCCCGCTCCAGGTCGACGTCGTTCGCCGCGTCCCCGATGGCGAGGTACTGCTTCAGTTCCGGCAGGCTGGCGTACAGGGTGCCGGTCACGCGGGGGCGCTCCCGAACAGATCCCAGCCCTGCGACTTGTCCTCAGCGGGGCGACGCATCTTGTCCTCGTAGCCCCGCCGCATCTTGCTGCGCGTGGTGCGTCCGCGGCGGGGGCGGCGCGGCTGGGTCGGCGCAGCCGGGGGCCTCTCGGCCACCCCGGTGCTCGCCGGCTCCCGCACCGCCCCCTCACCCATCGGCTAGTAGCCGGTGACGCGGGTGAAGGCGGTGGGACGCCAGACCACGAAGGCCGCGCGCTGCTCGGCCAGGATGGTCTGGATGTTCCGGATGAACTGCTCGTTGATGGTGCCGACCCTCACCGCGCTCTGCTCGCGGTCGAAGAGGGAGACGCCCTGCGTGAAGTTGCCGACCAGCGCGGTGTCGGCCGTCATCGCCTCGGACTCGATCACCGGCAGGCCCCAGACGGTCGGGATGCCCAGCGTGTTGGGCGGCCCCATGAGGTACTGCCCGAGGGTGGCGCTGGCCGCGTTCTCGCGCAGCAGGCGGACCTGCTCGTAGTCCACCGGGTTGAGCACGATGGCGGTAGGGGCCAGCTTGCTCGCCGTGCGGGCCACGGTGCGCGCGTGGAACAGGGCGTCGACCTCGTTGTAGGAGCCCTTCGCCATGGTGTTGATGCCGGCGTTCAGGATGCCGGTGAAGTTCTCGCCGGTCCCGTCCCCGGTCAGCACCAGGCCCTCAACCGCCAGAGCGAGGCCCAGCAGGAGCTGGCTGTTGATGAAGCCCCGGATCTGGCTGGCGTCCTGGAGCATCCGGTTCGTCACCGGCAGCCAGTGGGCGATGGTCCGCACCGCCGCGGTGACGGTCTGGAAGGCCATCGCGCTCTCGGGCTTGGTGCCGTCCGTGCCCGTCCGCGCGTTCCCGGTCGCCTCGGCCACCGCCGCGGCGTTGTTGGTGAACGACGACTGCTGGACGTACTCCACCGTGTCGCTGCTGGTCTGCAAGCGGGGGATGAGGTCGAGCAGGTTGATCTCCCGCTGGAGCACCTCGAGGATGCCCGGCCGGACGTCGTTCTGGACGAGCGACCCGCCGGAGGTGGCGGTGGAGGCGAACAGCAGGGTCTTCCACTGGAGGAGGGAGGTGCCGTCCTTCATCTCCACGCCGAAGTCGACGCGGTTGAGGCTGGAGTTGAAGATGCCCCGGTTCTTCAGGTCGAGGTAGGCCCCGCCGCGGGTGAACTGGTCGCCCGGGGACAGGAGTTCGTCCCCGCCCTGCGCCGACTGCTGCGGGCGCTGCGGGGTGCGGTACTTGTTGATCGCCCCCTGGATGCGGGCATTCCGCCCCGACCGCTCCTCGAGCGCCTGGATGTTCATCTCCAGGACGTCGACCTCCTCGAGGAGGCGCTTGACCTCGTCGTTCTCGGCCTGGGGCATGACCGAGTCCATGTACTTGGCCTCGATCGCGGCCGCGGCCTCGTTGCGGGCCAGCGACTGCTGCTGCATCTCCTGGAGGTTCATGTTCTGGCCGAGCGCGGCCATCTGGATCGTCATGCGGCTTCGTCCTTCTCGCGGTACTTGGCGATCAGCGCGCTGATGCGCTTCCGCCGCTGGTGTCGCTCCACCAGCCCCGCTCCCGCGAGGGCCGTCGTGGGGTCGGCGGCCTCGCCCTTCCCGTCCTCGGCTTTCGCCTCAGGGGGCTCGAGTGCCTCCGGCGCCTCGTCCACGGGCTCCCCCACGACGGCGGCGGCCAGGTCGGCCGCGCTCTTGAGGAGGGCATCGCGGTAGGCGCCGACGGCGGCCACCGTCCGCTCGGAGGGCTCCCGCCCGTCCGCGCGGCGACGCTCGCAGAGGGCTTTCACCGCCCGCAGCGCGTCGTCAAGGATCGCTTCGATGGGCCGCTCGACGGCCTCCGCCCGCTTCCGGGCCTCGGCGTCGGCGACGTAGGCGGACATCGCCTGCTGGAGGGCCACCCCATCCAGCGCCTTCACCCCGGTCACCACGGCGGCGGGGTTCATCGGCATGGCGACCACGCTCACCTCGAGCAGCTCCACTTCGGTCAGCTTCCGCACCCCCGCCTTGCGGTCGTGCTCGAAGTCCGTGGGCAGGTAGCCGATGGAGAAGGAGTCCAGCGCCCCGTCCTTGAGGAGGGTGTGGACGTCCTTCCCGAGCGCGGTCTGGCTGATCTTGAAGCGCCCGAAGAGGCCCTTCTCGTCCTCCTTCAGCTCCTGCACCGTCCCCAGCACCTGCGAGGGGTCGTGGGAGTAGAGGAAGCGGACGGGCCGCCCGGCGGTGAGGGACTTCTGGAAGGCGCCGGGGATAACGACGTCGTCCCCCAGGTCGCGGTCGTAGGTGGAGGCGTAGCCGGACACCTCCCACGCATCGCCCGCGGCCTTCACCTCGGTGATGCGGAGCGGGGCACCGAACGCGAGATCCACCGGAACCGTCCCTCCCCTGCGGAGGCGGACCAACAAAAAAGCGCCGGCCGAACCCCGAAGGGTCCGAACCGGCGCCGGTCGTCGGCCGCCGCTTATCTAGTTGTGCGCTGTCGAAGTATAGCGGCTATGCTGCGGCCGTCCAGAGCTTGAGCCACGCATCGGGCCAGCGGCGGAAGTTCTTGCGGAGCGACCACTTGCTCAAGACGTCCGCCTTGAGGGCGGCGGCCATGCGCTGCCGGATGCCGGCGTCCCGGATAAGGGTGGAGAGGGCCTCCTCCCACTGGTCGGCGTTCTCGGCCAGGAACCCCGTCCGCCCGCCGTCGATGCACTGCTTGTACACGGTCGGGCTCGCCACCACCGCCGCCCCGGAGAGGGCGTACTCCCACGCCTTGATGGGCGTCTTGTTGCGGTTGAAGGGCCGGTCCTCCAAGGGGCAACAGCCGATGTCCACGTTGACCAGGCCCATGGGGTACTCCGACTGGTGCATCCAGGGCAGGGCCTTGATCCGCTCGTGGGGCACGCGGGACCAGACGGCGTCGGACTGGTAGCCCATGAGCACGAACGTGACGTGCGGATACCGCTTGGCGATGCGCCCCCACGCCTCGGCCATCGCCGCCACGTCCGTGTCCGGACGGTGGCCGCCCGCCCAGCCGATGGTCAGCCCCGGCACCGTGCGGGGAAACATCGCCTGCACCGCCGTGAACCACTCGGCGTCGATGGCGTTGGGCACCACGACGACGGGCTTATCCGTCAGCGCCCGGACGGTGGTGGCGAGGCGCTGGGTGCTCACGGTGACGCCGTCGCACTGCTGCATGGCCCACCGCTGGCACGCCGCCTCCTCGCGGAGCCGCTCCCGCGTGGACTCGGAGTTGATGCCCTTGATCTGCTGGTCGACCATGAACTCGGAGAACAGATCGTCGTCCGCCTCGTAGAAGATCTTCTTACCCTGCTTCCGGATCGAGGCGAGCCACCGCTTCGCGCCCGCCCAGTTCGGCCGGTCCCACATGGAGCGGCAGAACAGGTAGGCGTCGTAGAACGGCATGTGGTCCGCCGAGCGGGCGTCGGTGAGCCACGCCCACTCCGCCCGGTAGCCCCGCACCTGGAGGGAGGAGAAGGGCTGCCACACCCGCCACATGTTGCAGGCGGGGGAGGACGGCCCCACGAACGCCAGCACGGACGGCCCCACCAGCGGCGCGTCGATGTCCGGGTCGAAGTCGATCGGCAGCCCGTCCGGCCGCAGGAGCCGAGGTGCCAGCGTAGCGGTCATACGCCCTCCACCACGGGGATCACGCTGAGCCGACAGTTCGGGTGCTCGAGCTGGGGGTGGGAGGCGATGGGCACCACCTTGCCGTTCCGCTCCGCGCACGGCTCGTCCGTCCCGGTGTGCTCCACCAGTTCCACCTTCGTGACCAGCCCCGTCGCCTGGTAGCGGTCGAGGGCCGCCTCCACCTGGGCGGTGCTCAGTTCCGTGCGAGCGATGGTCGTGGCGCGCGACTTCCAGGTGTTCAGGTAGAGCCCCTCCACCCCGCCGTACCCGTCCTCCGGCACGCCGTCCGCGATCTGCCGGTCCGAGTACCCGCGCGCCTGCCCCAACTGGAGCACCTCCTGGAGCGCCCGCCGGGTGGCCCCGTCGATCAGCATCACCCGCTCCCCCGCCTTCGCCAGCAGCCTGCGGGTGGCGGCGTCGTCCAGCCGGAACTCGTCCGGCGTCAACTCCGGGAAGGCGGACTGCACCATCTGGTGCATCACCACCAGCATCCGCTCGTACCGGGGAAACAACACCGCCGCCAGGGCGCTCTGCTCCTCCTCCGGCGAGTAGACGTCCTCCACGTCCGCCATCTACGCCTCGGGCAGCGGGTTGGTGCTGACGCTGGTCTGCTCGGTGGAGTGCTGGAGCCGCACGCCCTCCCGGTAGAGCCACCGCGCCCGGCCCACGGGCACGCCCGCGTTCTTGGCCGCCTGCTCGAACGTCTTGCCGCTCTCCAGGTCGGCCATGACCGACTGCCGCTGCGCCTGCGTGTCCGCCTCGCTGTACTTCGCCCGCTTCTCGGCCATCTCAGCCTCCCCTCAGTCGGCTCTGCACCCGCCGCTTCTGCCCCTGGAGGTACGCCTCCAGGTCGCGCTCCACCAGCGGCGCCGTCAGGTCGTGCACCGCATCCAGCAGCCCCGGGATCGCGCCCAGCCCCTGCGCCTTCCGCTGCGGCGAGGGCAGCGCCCGCTGCTGCCTGGGCTGGTTCCGGGGCGGCGGCGCTCCACCCGCTTCCTCCTGCTGCTCTCCGTCCGGCAGGGCCGGGGCGGTCGCCTCGGTGAGCGCAGCCGCGGCGTCCACCGCGCTCTGCTCGTCCTCCTCATCCCACCCGTCGATGGGGTCGAAGCCCACCTCGGCGCGCGCCTCGTTCCGCTTGAGCCACTTCGCCTTGACCGCTTCGGTCAGGCGGGTGTAGATCTGGTTCTGGTCCTCCTGGAGCGCCCGCACCTCGTTCAGGTCGTACTTCATGCGGACGTCCGGGGTGCCCGCGAAGTCCGGCACCAGCAACTGCTTCCGGAACGTCGCCGCGTCCGCCCGCCACAGGGGGACGATGGTCTGCTCGAACAGGGCCTCGCGCGCCTCCTTGTAGTTGGAGAAGGTGCTGCGCTGGAGGCCGATGCCCAGCCCCACCACCATCGCCGGGGTGCCGAACACCGCCGCGATCCGGCTCTCCGGGAACTCGTGGGCCGCCTTGAGGTCCAACTGCTGGGGGGAGAAGCCGATGGGCGTGAGCGTGGCGCCGTTCGCCACCACCGCGATCTGCCCCCGGCCCTCGCCCCCGTACTCCGCACGGAGCCGGGCGCGGATCTGCTCGACTTGCTCCTGCGTGGGGGACGGCCCCGGGGGGATGGTCACCGCCAGTCCGGGCACCGCGTAGTTCTTCAGCAGGGCGTCCGAGAACTTGGTCGCCTCCTCGTCGCTGCTGACCTCCCGCGTCAGGTGGCGCAGCGGGGAGAGGCCGAGGCGGTGGTCGCGGTCGTCCACGCCCATGCGGAAGTGGATGATGTCCTCGACGGGCACGTCCTCGAACTTCCCGTCCCCCACGTCCATCCGGTAGTAGGAGATGAACACCCCCGCCTTCCCGTCCGCCGTCGTGGTCACGGGCCACATCTTGGTGGGGGAGATGGGCCACAGCTCCACCACGATGCCGGCGCTGCTGCGGATCTTCCGGAGGTAGGCGTTGCCGTGGACGTTCTTGGCGTACTCCAGCCAGAAGTTGACCTCGGGCTGCGAGAGGGAGGGGTGGGGGTCGTCCAGCAGCACCATGAGCGGGTGGCCGTTCTCGAACTCCTCCGAGCCGTCCCGCGCCACGCGGAACACCCGCAGCGGCGCCTCCTGGAAGGAGTTGCAGATGGCCGCCAGGCAGGCGTAGACGGCCGAGTTCCAGTCCAGGCGCTGCCCGCCCATCGCCGCCGAGAGGACGGGGCCGACGTAGGTGCTGTCGTAGTTCTCCGTCGTGAAGGCGTAGAGCGCCGACTTCACCTCCGGCGCCGGCTCCGGTAGCGCGGCAGGGGGGCGCACCTTGAGGTCTTCGCCGGTGAGGAAGTCGCGCACGGCGCGGAACGGGTTGGTCGCCATCTCAGAACACCCACTGTCTCGGCGAACTCGCGCCCTGCCACGCCAGGGCCAACGCCATCACGCAGTCGTCGTGCATCCCGCTCGGCGCCCCGTACCGCAGCAGGCCGCCGGGCAGCCGCTCGGCGTCGTAGGCCAGCAGCTCCCCCACCAGCACCGGGTCATCCGGGATACGGATCTCCCCCCGCTCGAAGGCCAGGGCCAGGGCGTCGATCGCCACGGCCTTGCTGGCGTTGGTGGTCACGAAGGGGTAGACCGGCAGGCCCGCCCGCTGGAGCTGCTCGATGAGGGGGACGCCGATGCTGTTCTGCTCGGCGTACACCGCGTCGGGGGAGAACCGCTCGCACAGCGCCTGCAAGCGGGGCACCTGGATCGCGTAGTCGATCTGGTTGAAGCGGTCGACGCAGACCACCTCCTGCGTGCTGGTGTCGATCACCACCAGCACGGTGAAGTCCTCCATCTTCCCCCAGTCCACGCCCACCACGTAGCGGTGCCCGGCCTGCTTCCCATCCTGGAGCGTGGCGGTGGCCGCATCCCGGACCCGACGGAAGACCCCGCCACCGTCCTCCAAGAACTGGGCGAGGAACTCCTGGGCGTAGGTGCGCTCCGGCAGCATGAGCCGGGCGGCCTCCACCTCCTCGGGGTCGATGTGCGGGTTGCTGGTGGTGGGCATCTGCCACGAGGCCCAGTCCGGCCGCTGGGGGTCTTGCCCCGCGTCGAACAGGGCGCGGAAGTGGCCGTACCCCTTGGGCGTGGAGAGGAACCAGGCGTCCCCCTTGAAGTCCACCAGCGTGGGCCGGAGCACCGCGTTCCAGGCGTCCTCCAGGTCGGAGACCATCGCCGCCTCGTCCGCCACGATCCGCCTATACCGGCGCCCTCGCGCGGTGTTGGGGGTGTCCAGCGACCACATGTCCACCACGCCGCCGGTGACCAGCTCGAGCCGGTGCTCCTGGGCGTTGACCCGCTCGGTGGCCGGGAGGAACACGCGGCGCACCTCGCGCCACACCTCGGTGAGCATCTTGTAGGTGGGGGCGAACCAGGCGACGGGGTAGCCCTCCAGCGCCGGGGGCACCAGGAGGTCGACGCCCAGCGTGGTCTTCCCCCAGCGCCGGCCGCAGGCCAGAACGTTAAACCGGGCGGCCTCGGAGACCACCCGCTGCTGGGCGGCGTGGCGCCGGGGGAGGGCGATGACCCGCTCAGCGGTCGTCACCCAGCAGCCTCCTCAAACAGCGGAAGCGCAGCGGTGCGCGTTGCTAGACGCCCAGCGATCACCTCGCACCAGTGGGCGTCCATCTCGATCCCGATGGCCCGTCGCCCGGTGTCGGCCGCCGCCTTGAGGGTCGTCCCGCTCCCAGCGAACGGGTCGAGCACCACCCCGCCCGTCTCGCAGATGTCGAGGATGGAGCGCATGAGCGGCTCGGGCTTCCCGGCGATGTGCAATTTGCCCTGAAAGGGGGCGAAGCAGAACACGCCGTCCAGGTCGGACACGCCGCGCTCAACAGGCATCGGGCCGTTCGAGCCCCACACCAGGAACTCGGCCTGCTGGCGGAACCTGCCCCGGCTCGGCCGGATGCCGGGCGTCTTGTCCCAGACGGCGATGCCCCGCCACACCCACCCACCGGCCTGCACGACGTCGCTCACCGTGGGAAGTTGGCGCCAGTCGGTGAAGACCACGAGCGGCGCCCCCGGCTTCGCCACCCGGCGGCACTCCCCCAGCCACAAGGCGCACCAGTAGCCGAACGACCGCTGGTCGCGGTTGTCGCCGGTGAAGCCCGGGTGGAAGTTGACGACCTCTTTGGTGGGCACGTACTTCTGCGTCGGGTCGCTCATCCGGTCGCCCCGGTAAGCGCCGCCGCTGGAGTACGGCGGGTCGGTGACGATGGCGTCGACCGAGGCGTCTGGGAGGGATGCCAGAACCGCCAGGGCGTCGCCCTGATACAGCGTTACCCCACCGTCCTCGTAGTAGGGCTTCACCGCCCGTCCTCCGCGTCCGCCCGGTCCTCGTAGACCACGCGGAACACCATCTCCACCGGGTTGCCGCCCTCGCCCGTGATCTCGGTGGGCTGCACGGGCTTGCCGAAGCCGTAGGCCAGCAGGAGGGTGGCGGCGTCCGTGCGCTCCTTGGGACTGCGGCTGTACTGGAGCGTCTTGAGCAGGTAGTCCACCACCACGGCGCCGTCTTTGGTCTCCCGGAGGATGCGCCGCTGGAGCGCCGCCGGTCCCTTGGGACGGCCCGAGGGGTTCCCGCTCTGCCCCTTCTTGAAGGGCCGCAGGTTCTCCACTCTTCCGCCACTGTTGCCAGTGGGCACCGGCAGGGCACTCACGCCGTCACCGACTTCCGGGCGTGGAGCTGCGCCTCCTCGCGGAACACGGCCGTCCCCGCACCGACCAGGGCATACGACCACAGCCCCGCGGCGTCGAGGGTGACGTCCGCGTAGTACCTCCCCGTCGACTCCTTCGCCAGGACGTCGGGGCCGGCCTGCGTGTAGGTCGTGCTGGTGCCGTCCGGCTCCCGCACGACCAGCGACACCTGGGCCGGGTCCACGGGGTTGCCGTCCGCGTCGAGGATGGCGGTGGTAGACGTGTTGCTGCTGTGGTTGCCGAGGCGGACGCGGTCGCCCACGTCGTAGGAGGCGATGGCCACGGGGCTACTCCTCGGCGGCGGCCTTGCGCTTCGCCATCCCCTTCGGCATCTCCAGCACGGGCTCGCTCCCGACCGCGCGGGTCACATCGCCCTCGTCCACCTCCTCGGCGAAGCCGAGCGCCTCGTAGTCCCGCACGTAGTCGCGCGAGACCACCACCACGTCCCCCTCCTCGAGGAAGCCGTAGTCCGGGTGCGACAGGTCTTTGAGGATCTTCACCTTGGGCATCGCATCGTTTCCTTTATCACTTCACCTATGAGTTGTTACGACTCGGCATTGAGCGTAAGCACATAGGTGAACTGCACGGTGTCCAGGTTCACGACGCTCACGGTCGGGCTGATGAGCGAGCGGTCCATGAGGGTGACCGAGGTGGAGGCGTTGAACAGGCCGTGCTCCTGCCACGTCTCCGTGGTGTCCGCCGTGACCGTGGCGACGCTCTGGTAGGTCGAACCGCTGGGGTTCGTCTGCGTCCCCGAGACCCGAGCGATGCCGCTGGTGGCGACCAGGGCCGTGTCGGTGTTCGCCTCGGCCGTCGCGGACGTCCCCACCTCGTGGTACTTGTAGTCGCCCATCGTGGTGGCGTCGGTCACCAGCATCAGGGCCATGAAGTCCCGGAAGGCCGTGGTCACCTTGCCCTCGGACACCCGCCCCACGTTCTCCGTCCAGCCGATGCGCCCGGTGAAGGGGTCCGGCTGGGTCGTGTGGGTGTGCTTGACGTAGAGCGCGGCGTTGAGGGTGATGTGGGCGTCGTGCCCCAGCACCGCCTTGTAGTAGGCGCGGGGGATACCCGGGTGGACGCGGTCCCGCAGGAACGCCAACACCCGCTGCTGGATGGGCTTTCCGGCGGGCGCGTGCTCCAGCAGCAGCGCCTTCCGCTCGGGGCGGTAGTGGCCCCGGAGGTCGTCGCGGACGTAGGCGCGGCGCAGCGCCCCCGCGTCGAAGGTCTTCACCGCCCCGAGCGCCCCGCTGGGCGCCGGCAGCACGCCGATGGTTCCGCTCATCCCGTCCGTCCTCTCTGCTAGCTCGTGTTCGTCGCCGGCCCGTCCCCGATGAGGAGCGTCGCCGTCGCCTTGTCGCCCACCGCGGCCCCGCCGATCAGCCGGTCCCCGATCGTCACCCGCCCCGAGAACTCCCCGAACGGGAGGCTCCACGCCACGCCGCCCGTCGCCGCGGGCCAACTCCCGGCGGCCGTCCGGTGCGCCGCCAGCAGGCGGGTCACCGCACCCACCGCCGCCGCCTGCTCGCCCGCCAGCGACCGCTTCCCGTCGTAGTGCCGGGCCAGGGTCGCGCTCTGCGCCGGCCAGTCGCCCGTCAGCCCCCGGACGCCCTGCTTGAGGCGGGTGAGCGCGCCCGTCCCGTTCGGCCAGCTCCCGGTGAGCGAGCGGACGGTCACGACGGCCCGCGTCAGGACGCCCGACCCCGCCGGCCAACTGCCCGTGAGGGACCGCGTCCGCGCCTGGATGCGGGACAGCGTTCCGCTGGCCGCGGGCCAGTCCCCCGCCAGGGAGCGGAGGGCCTTGTAGATGCGGGTGAGGGCACCGGTCGCCGTGGGCCAGTTGCCGGCCACGTTGCGGGCGCCGCTGCCGACCAGCTCGCCGGCCAGCGTCCCCGTCGCGGTCGGCCAGTTGCCCGTCAGGGCGCGGAGCGCCTGCAACTTCCGGGTGAGCGCACCGCTCGCGGCCGGCCAGTTCCCGGTCAGCGACCTGGTGACGGCGATCAGCCGGGACAGCGCCCCGGTGGCGGTCGGCCAGTCCCCGGCGAGGGAGCGGAGGGCCTGCAACTTCCGCGTCAGGGCGCCGCTGGCGGCGGGCCAGGAACCCGCGAGGGCGCGCGGCACCACCAGCAGGCGGGTCAGCGCACCGCTGGCCGCCGGCCACGACCCCGCCAGAGAGCGGGTCTGCGCCTGGATGCGGGAGAGGGCGCCGGAGGCGGCGGGCCACGACCCCGTGAGGGAGCGCAGCGCCTGGAGCTTCCGGGAGAGCGCCCCGCTCGCGGCGGGCCAACTGCCGGTGAGGCCCCGCAGCGCGCCCAGCACCCGGCCGAGGGCACCCGTCTGGGCGGGCACCGACCCCGCGACGTCCCGGGTGACCAGCCCCCCGCCGGCCCCGGCCGTGCGGTAGAACCACCAGCGGCGCGGGCGCCAGATGGCGTCGTAGGGGCTGCTCTCGTACTCCGCGACCTCCTGCGCCGACCACGCCCGCGCGTGCAGCTCGAACCACTCGAAGTAGCCCGGCGCCGGGTTGTTCCGGTTGTAGGAGTTGCCGAAGGTCAGGAAGTTGGTGGTCGTGTTGATCGTGGAGAGGGAGTCCGTCTCCTGCGCCTGGAGCTTCCCGTCCACGTAGACGCTGGTGATCGCCCCGGTGCTGGTGCCGATGACGGTGTGGAAGGTGCCGTCGGCGATGTTGATCCCGCCGGAGACGGTGCGCTCGCCCGCCGCCGTCCACGTCCGGAAGGTGGCGACGGTCGTCCCGCCCTCGTTGGTGCCCAGCGTCCACGCCTCGTCGTCGCCGAAGCAGATCGTCTTCCCGTAGAAGTTCGTCTGCACGTCCAGCACGACCCGGGCGACCACCGTCACCCCGGTGGGCGTGTAGAGGTGCGGCGTGCTGGCGATGGAGAGCGCGCTGTCCCCCGAGACGTAGACCATCTGGTTGCCGCGGGAGTTGGGCACCCACGGGCCGATGGGGTCGAAGTTCGGGGCGACCAGCACGCCCGGCGGGTTGGCGGCGTGGAGCGAGGAGCCGCCACCCTCCACGAAGGGCACGACCAGGCGCAGGCGGTCGTTCCGGGGACGGCCGAGGTCGACCGGCAAGCCAGCCGGCGGCTTCGTCCGCCCCCACCCGCGCGTCAGCGCCATGCTAGAGCGCCGTCACCCCGCCCATGACGACCTCCCAGATATTGGCCTGCCCTGTCCCGCGGCCGTCCACGACGACCCGCAGGCGGTTCAGGCCGGTGAGGTCGAGCTGGGCTACGAACTGCTCGGCCTGGTCGCGGCACGTCGCGCCCGTCTGCGCGCTCACCAGCCCCTCCTCGAGCGTAAGGTCGGCCGTCGCCACGCTCACCACCCGGCTCCACTCGGAGTTACCGAGCGTGCCGTTGTGGAAGAACACGTAGTCGCCGCCCGCGAAGTTGGTGCCGGCGGCGAGGGTGACCACCGTCTGCCCGGCGGCCTCCGTGCCCGACACCGCCTGGGAGCCGATGGACGCGCCGAGGGAGGGGGTGAACTGGCACAGCACCGCCCACTCGTCCGCCGTGGGGGACGTCTTGTAGGAGCCCTCGATCCGGCACGTCGGCGCCGTGGTGAACGCCGAGGACGTGGCCCGGCCCATGCGGGCGGTGACCTGGGCGCCGTAGTAGGTGCTCACGTCCACGCCGCTGCCCACCGAGACGGTGTTGGACGTCACCGAGACGATGGCGAGCAGAGAGACTTCGCCGCTCTTGGTAAGGGCCATCGCCTACCTCACGTAGCCCCAGTACTGCAACAGCGCCCCGTTCTGGGTCGTCCACTCGGACAGCGCCACCGCGTACCAGTCGTCCAGCCGCGCGTTCTTCTGCGCCCCGGAGAGGGCGCCCCAGTCGTCGGGGATCTGGAACTCCTGCACCACCTCCGCCAGCGAGGGCGCCGCCTGCGTGACGGACGTCTTCTCCGCCGCCGAGATGGTGCCCAGCGTCCCGTCGCCGTCCGGCAGCACCGTGGTCAGCGTCCCCTTCGAGCGGGCGTAGGCCGTCCGGTAGTTCAGGCCCACGTCGTTGTTCGTGTTCGCGATGGCGAAGTGGCACACCACCGAGTAGCCCCGGGACGTCCGCCCCCGCACGTGCATGTTCGCCATTCGCTTCTACCTCACTCCTGCGGGACGCACGTCAGCACGCCGTCCGCGAACTGCGCCGAGAGACACACCACCGTCGCCAAGGGGCCGGGTACCGGCGACGGGACGGTGGTCGCCGTCGCCGGTGCCGCGGTGGGCGAGGCGGCGGCCGCCGGAGGGGTGGCCGTTGTCGTCGCCGTCGCCATCGGGATCGGGGTCGGGACCGCCGTCGCGGTCGCCTGCGGGTTGGCCGCCAGGTACGGGTCGATGACGTGCTGGCGCACCCAGTAGGTGATGGCGAAGTCGTCGGCGTTGAAGCCGCGGCACCCGCCGGTCTCGGCGTCGCCCTCGCACCACACGAAGTCGCCCAGCGCGGCGGGCGGGCTCGAGCCGTCCCACGCCAGCAGGGGGCCGGTGGGCTGCGTCCGGCCCGGCGGCACCATCATCGCGGGGGCGCCGGTGGGCGCCGCCGTCAGCAGGGTGGGCACGGCCAGCGCCACCGCCGTCAGGGCCGCGGCCAGGGGGGCGAGCCAGCGGGGCGTCACGCGGCGCCCTCGTCGTGCAACTGGTCGTAGAGGGAGGCCAGGTGGTCCAGGTCCGTCTCGGACAGCGGCGCCGGGGGCGTCTGGGGGCCGGCGGTCATGTGGCCCCCGCACGCCTTCCGGTGGGCCTTGAACGCCTCCCAGGTGGTCGTCCGCTTCCCGCACTCCACGCAAGTCAACCTTGACAACCGCAGCGGACCGTTCGGAGCCCAGACGCCCGTCGAGAAGTGATCCGCCGCCACCTTTCGCAAACCCGAACCCGGGGACCGCAAAGACGCCGGCCCCGCCCCCGCTTCAGAGGGAGAGACCGGCGTCGGTTTCCGCGCCGCTTATGCGGGCTCAGCCTGCCCTTGTGCGTCCGCTACCAGTATAGCGCCACTAGTTCCGGGGCCGACGCGGGCGGGTGGGTAGGACGGGCCGCGGGCGGGCGGTCGTGCCGCGCTCGCCCCAGGTGATGAGGAGTTCCCCCGCGTGCTCGTCCAGCCGGAGACGGTCCTGGTACTCCACCAGGTACTCGATGATGTCCTGGAGGATGGGTGAGCGCACCGTCTTCGTGACCCCGCCGTCCTCGACCCGCACGCTCACCCCGCCTCTGCCCGCGGCAGCCCGTCGCTCTCCACCGGCATCGCGGGCCGGTTCCGCTCCCGGAGCGTCAGGGCGTTCCCGAACGTCCGCCGGCTCTCCGGGGCGTTCCGCGTCCCGCCCTCGATCTCTGAGAGCAGGCCCCGGGACACCCCCGCCGCCGCGGCCAGGTCGCGCTGGCTCAGGCCGAGCGCCTCCCGCCGCCGCTTGATGTCCTCCCCCGTGGGCGTGGTCGCGTCGACCCCCTGGCGGGTGCGGGCCGTGTGGGCGGCCCGCACCGCGGCCGGCACCCCCCGCTCGAGGCACCCCCGCAGGAAGGCGGAGGCCCGTGCCCGCGTCGTCGGCGCGGCGGCCGTCCGCGCCCGCTCCGGCGGAGGAGTCCCCAGAGGGAGGCCGTCCGCGCGGGCCACCCGCCGCCGGCCGTTCTCCTCCACCACCACGTAGCGGCCCGGCCGCGGGGCCTCGGTCTGCTGCTGCGCCAGCTCGTCCATCGTCATTCCCCCTTGCGTCCTGCGGTCAGCAGCTCCGTCAGCCGGTCCCACGTCGAGGGCCGCACCAGCCGGTACACCAGCGCCCCGCCCGACGCCTCCTCCGCGGCCCGCAGCGCCGCGCCCCACACCAACTGCGCGGGCGTCGCCTTCCCGGTCTCCGACTTCAGCTCGATCGCCACCAGCCAGGGGCGCTCCCACGCCTCCGGATCGCGCACTACTACGCTGTCTGGGAACCCGCCCTCGCTCCGCCGGCTGTTGTGGGTGTGATAGTGGTTGAGGGACAGCAGCCGGCAGAGGTTCCGCAGCCGGTCCTGCAATGCCGCCTCCCGGACCGAGGCGTAGAAAAGAGCAACATCCGAGGGGTCGAAGACGGGGCGGCGGCGGGTGGTGGTCATCCGGCCGCCTCTTGGGCGAACAGGGAGAGCGGCTGCCCCGAGAGCCGCTGGTGCGCGATGTCGACGTACTTGGCTTGCAGCTCGATGCCGATGCCGTGCCGGCCGAGGGCGTTGGCCTCGATCACGGTGGTGCCGCTGCCGGAGAAGGGGTCGAGACAGGTCGCGGGCGCAGCGGGGCGGCCCTGGTGGCAGGCCGCCGGGCAGGAGGGGCGCCAGCCGAGGGTGGTAGTTTCGGCGTTGACCCGAGGCAGGCCGGCGCCGTCCCAGCCGTTCGCCCCCGTCTCGTAGTGGCGCCCGACTACCGAACCCTCACCGTGAACCGGGCTCTTGACGTACCGCTTGTCCACGATGCGAAGGTGGGGCGCCCCGCAGGAGGGGCACACCCCCCGCTCGCTCGTCCCGGCCTGGATCGCCAGCCGGGGCAGCCACCGGGGGTAGGCGGCGTAGTGGGCCGCCTGCAAGGGCTCGGGCGACCACATGACGTAGTTCCAGAGGTTGCGGCCGTTGCCCTGCCAGACAGGCATCCTGGTCGCGGCGGCGGCGAGGCTCGTGCCGTCCATCCCCTCGTACTTGCGTCCCTCGACGCTGATGCGCGCGTCCTTCCCGAACCGCTCAATGGCGCCCTGACTGTTGGGCACCCGCACCGCCTCGATGTCGTAGAAGTAGGGGCCGCTCCCCTTGGCGAAGACGTAGAGCTTCTCCGTCGCGCTGGTGGGTCGCCCGCTCCCCCACCGCTGCACGTAGCCATCCGTCGCCGCGCACTTGGGGCAGCCGGGGCAGTCCGCCCACTCGGCGCTCCCGTCGATCACGCCGGCCGTCTGCTGCCCCTGCGGCGCCTCCCCGTAGGCATTGGCAAGGTACGGAGTGCGAGCACTCGTGCTCGCACTCCGACGCACCCGGCATCGCTCAAAACGAGCCCCCTGAACGGACTCCGGCATGGGCGCCGTCTTGCAGAGCGTGATCTCGCTCCGCAGCCGCCAGCCCGCCTCCTGCATCGCCAGGGCGAAGCGGGCGGGGGCCATGCACAGGTCGCCGGTCTTCAGACCCGGGACGCTCGGCTTCGCTCGGGATGTCTTCAGTCCCTCTTGGCGGCCGGTTCTGGCGAACGCCCCGCCCTCGTCCGCATTCCGTTCGACCTGGGCGTGGTTGTAGCTGTCCCCCAGATTGACCCAGAGGGTGCCGTCGTCCCGCAGCACCCGCTTGACGCCCTCGAACACCTCCACCAGATGCGCCACGAACAGCTCTAAGGTGGGTTCCGATCCCAGTTCCCCCCGCCACGCGCCGCACCGCTGGCAGAACGCGCCCTGCTGCGTCTCCGGGGGACAGACCCGCTTCTTGGTGTTGCCCGCCCGGGCCGTGGCTCCCGCGTCCTGCCCCCGCTTCTTGTCGAAGATCACCGGACCCCAGACGCACTCGCAGCCTTCGGCTGCCCCCCACACCTGGGGCGGCGTGCCGTAGGCCCTGAGGCCCCAGTACGGCGGCGAGGTGACGCAGACGTGGACGCTCTTGGGAGGCAGCGAGGCGAGGACGTCGAGGACGTGGCCCGGCTTGACGGTGACGGTCACCCTCTGCACTCCCACCGCGACCACTCGCCCCGCGCCATCGTGGCCGCCGCCACCTCGACGTTCGCCCGCGCGTCGTAGGCCACCGCGAAGTCCGTCGACACGCCAGCCCAGCCCGCCCGCCCCCGCCAGGTAGGGCCGTCGAACTGGAAGATGCCCCGGTGTCCGCCCTTCGACGTCGCCCGGGGGTCGTACCGGCTTTCGCACTTGGCGATGCGGTCCATGCGCCCGGCGTCCACCCCCCAGCGGGCGGCGGCGCTCCGGATCATCCCCGGCACGTCCCCCTCGTACACCACCGGGATGGCGATCCCCGGCACCGCCTTGGGCGCCGGCAGCCGGAACACCAGCCCCAGGTCGAACGGGCGCTCCTGCTCGTCCAGCCAGACGGTCTGCCCCCAGCCCGCTCCGAGGTCGATGGTGGCGCTGTGGAGGTGCTCGGCCGGCGGCGTCTCGGCCCTGGCGACGTCGGCGTTGAACAGCGCGGGCAGCGCCGCGCAGAGGGCCAGGGCGAGGGCGGTGAGTCGGCGGCGGGTCATGCGGCGTCTCCTTCGTGTTCGGTCGGCGCCCCCACCTTGAACCGCATCGAGTACCAGAGCGTGTACTTGTGCGCGTGCTTCCTCGGGTCGGCCGTCCGCCGGCTCCGCCCCCGGTCGACCAACACCCCCTGCCGCACCGCCTTCAGCCAGACGGCGCCCCAGGCGTTGGCCGAGTGGGGCGACAGCCCGCACTCCGCGGCCACGTCGTCCCGGTGGACCCACGCCTGCCGCTCGGCCACCCGCAGGAGCGCGGCGTAGGCCAGCTCCTTCCACACCGGGTCCGCCTTGTCCTGCGCCCGCGCCGCGGCCGCCACCCCCGCGTCCCGCAGCTCGGCGCCGGTGGGCTCCCGCTCGCCCCGATCGAAGGAAGCGAGCAGCTCCCGCCGCAGGTCTTCGCCCGTCCGCCCCTGACGGGGCGCCTCCCAGAAGCCCAACTGACCGGGCAACGGTTCGCTCACGCCGGCACCCCCTTCATCCGATACAGGCAAAACTTGCAGGACTCATCCGGCGGCGGAGTTCCCCCGGTGAGCACGTCCATGACCCCACCGAGGAAGTCGATGAACGCGCCCTCGTCCCACGTCCGCGGCTTCCACACCGGCCTGCCGTGGAGCAGACACGTCGGCCCCTGGCCGATGAGCATCTGCATCTCCCCCGGCTCGAAGCACAGCAGCCCCATGTGGGCCACCGGGGCCATCAGTTCGCTCGGCTTCTCGGGGTGCTCCATGCAGTAGGCGTAAGCCCAGAGCTGGCGGATGTAGAGTTCGACCTGGCCATCGCTCGGGTTCGCCGTCTTGAAGTCCACGACGCCGAACGTGCCATCGTCGAACCGCAGCAGGCAGTCCGTCTTGCCCCGCAGGTAGCACGTCTCCGAGTACCCGGGAACCGCGATCGCCTCTGAGGTGAGGAAGCGGTCCCGGCAATCCACCGTTCCCGGTGGCAGCGTCGGGGAGAGCCACGCAGTCCCCCTCGGCTCGAAGAAGTCACGCATCGCTCGGTCGATGCGGGTGAAGACGCTCGGCATCGGCAGCCGTGGTTGGACTGCAATGCCGTGGCACTTGTCGTAGAAGCACCGCCGGCAGTCTTTCCAGAGAAAGGTCAGGTCAGAAGGCGACAGCTTGAACCGCTGGCGCACCGTAGTTGTCATGCGCGCTCAGCCCTCATCAAACGGCGGCCTATCCGGGTAACCGTGCGTCCGCTGGTGGCATTCCTCACACAGCGCCACCAGCTCGAAGAGGAGTTCGTCTCCGACGTGGTCATACGTCGTGTGATGCACCTCGCTCGCAACCGCCAGCCGGCACCCCTCGCACAGCCGACTCGCACGGGCCAGCACCAACAGCCGCTTCTCTCGCCATTCGGGCGAGGCCAGGTAGTTCTCGTACCACTGTCTCCACTCGGCCCGCTTGCCGTTCAGCAACTGCTGGCGCAGTGCCTCGCGCGCCTCTTGCCTCCCTTGGCGGAGTTCTCCCCGTGCCCGGTACCACTCGGTTTGCCGGTCCGGTTCCCAGGGCGGAAGCGCCGCCAGTTGAGCGGGGGGAATGCTTTGCTTCTTGACCACCCCGCACTGAGCCCCGCAGTAGACGCACTGCCACCGGACCTCGGTAGTGTTGTTCGATTTCGTCATCAGGCGGAGTTCGGTCCGCGTATGCGGGCACTCCTGTGGCTGCTCGATCTCCCGGTTCAGCCACTCTTGCTCCTGGGCCGTTAGCTCTCGACTCGGCGGCGTCCACCGCCGCCGAGGGGGCTTCGCCGGTTGCCGCGAGTCACGCCATGCCGTCATTCCGAAGCCTCTGCTCGCAACTGGCGGAGAAGAGTGGTCAACACGGCTCGACGGGGGAGCAACCACTCCCTCCGATCGGTCTCCCAAGAGCCAATCTCTCCCGTCTCCGGGTCCGGAAGGTGGTAGGAGAGCGGGCCGTCCTCGGCCGCCGGAGGCGTAATCCGGTAACCAGCGCCGCTCTTCACCAAGCGCGCCCCGCAGCACCGGACACCGTGGAGCACGCCGTAGATGTCCGGGTCATCGTTAAGGGCTGCCGCCGCCAGCAGTCGGCGCCACAGGTCGGCGTCGTCCGCCAGGTCGGGTCGCGGGTTGAGCGCCCACGTCCCGCCCACCACCGGGGGGGCCGGGGCCACAGCCGCCTGCGGCGCCAGGAGGTCGAGCAGGCTCACGGTCGCCATAGGGGGTTCCCTCCCTGCCCCGCTACGCAATCCCACGAGCAATGTAAGCCCTTGCCCTTGTAAGCAAGGGGGCTTACTTATATAAGACTTACTCGCGCTTATATAAGGCTTACATTGCATGGTCGTGGCTCGCGGAGAGGGCGTAGCGGTGGTCTTGGAGCTGGATAATCCGTCCACTCCGCTTGAGGTTGGAGACGGTGGCCCGCACGTTCTGCGGGCGCTCGTCGGAGAACGTCTCGACGAGGTCGGCGATCGGCATCGGCCCGGGCTTGAGCGCGTGCTCGATCTGATCCGTCAGGGGCATCCGGTCCGCGAAGGCTGCGGCGAAGTCCTCCCGGGCGTAGGTGACGCTGGCCGGAGGAGCATCCTCATCCGCACCTGGCGTAAAGGTCACCCGGTAGGCGTGCCGCGGCTGGTAGCGGTGGTTGTTGGTCTTCTCATGCGTGAGCATGAGCGAAGACGCATCACTTCCCTCGTCGCCCCGACGGCGCAAACTCCAACAGTTTCCCGCGCTGTTCTCGGTATAGACCGAGCCGAACGGCGAAAGTCGGCGCTGCGTGTTCCCCGGTTCGTCGGCGTTCTGCATGGACATCTTGGTGACGTGAGAGATCACGATCACCGGCACGCCGAAGGAGCGCATGGCTCCGAAGCACTGCACGATAGGCCCGCTCTCCTCTAGCTCCCCGGCCGCTTGGGCCAGGCTGTCGATCAGGATCAGCCCGATGCCGTCCTTGGCGATGCGCCGGCGGATACCGCCGGCCGCGGCCACCAGGGGGGCCGACATCCGCTGGTGGAAGATCAGGCCCGGCGGCAGTTGCTTACCGAGCCGGGCGCCCCGATAGATGGCGTCGAGCCGCTCCTGGTGGACGTCGCCGTTGGCCTCGTAGTCCAGCACCAGCGCCCGCCTCGGATCGCCCAAGGGTTGGCCGATGATGGGCCGGCAGCACGCCGCCGCCAGGGCCAGCGTCAGCCCGAACCACGTCTTGCCACAGCCGCCGGGGCCGAAGATGACGGCGGGGCGGTCCGGGGCGAGGTACGGGCGGATCGTCCACTGCGCCCGAGGGCGCCGCTCCATCAGGCCGAGGTCGACCGCCGGCTCCCCGTCCCGGAAGCGGCGCTTGACCAGGAAGCACGCCGTCTCGAGCAGGTTCGTCCAGTCGATGGCCTCGTCGGCGGTCTGGCGCTCGAGCGTCTTGACCAGACCCGCCTTGGTCGCCGTAGCGAGGAGGTTGAAGCGCGTGTCGTGCAGGAGGCGGGGCTCCTGCCCCGGCGTCCACCGGGCGAAGGTCGCCTCCGCCCACAGGCCGCCGTCGCGCGACTCTCCGACGCGGTCGAAAGCGACCTGGATGCCCGTCACCGGCCACGTGTACTCGTAGGCGTCCCCGACCGGCTTGAACTCGGCCGGCTCGAGCGGTTGGACGGTCATGCCGGCGGCACCGCCAGGTAGTTCTCCGGCGGCGTGCCCGCCGGCCCCTCGGGGTACCGGGCCACGGATCGGATCACCGCGAGCAGCTCATCCTCCTCGAAGGGCGGCGAGCAGCGGTCGGCGTAGGGCCGCATAATGGCGGCGACCACGTCTTCGGGGATGCGGTGTGCTCGGAAATAGCCGGCCAGCCGGGTCGCGGTGTCGTTCCGGGTGCTCTCCGCCGCTCCCTCTTCCAGCGCCCGGCGGACCCACGTATCCCGGTCCGCCTGACCAGCTGACCGTTGCACCGACGCCGCTCGCGCCGCGGCGTCGGGCAGCCAGTCTGGCGCGGGCACCAGATCCATCGGCGCGAGCCACTGGTAGGCGCCGTCGCTTAGGCGGGACGGGGCGACCACGATGTAGCCGCCCTCCCCGCGCGTGTCCACGTGGGAGAAGAGGCCGGCGCCCGTCTTCACCGGGCGCTCGCCCAGGCGGTAGACGGCGTGCCAGCCGTGGGGCGTCTTCTGCGTCAGCGTCGGCGGCACCGCCACCCCAGCGGCGCGGAGGGCCGCCACCCCGGCGTCCCCGTCGAGATCAAGCACGGCGATCCGGGAGATCGGGCCGGTGACCACGCCGAGGTTCATGGCGGGCCACTTCTGGAGCCAGCCCACGACCTCGGCCAACGACGCGCGCCGCTTCTGGTAGACCTCCCACGCCACCAGCGGGCGCTTGTCGAGTGGCCGGAGAGGCACCAGCGACCACCCGGCGTCGATGTACGCCGCCGCGTAGTCGTAGAGCCGTCCTGATGTGGGAGGGAACGCCGTCGGTCGTACTTCCATCTATGTCGTTCCTGTGCCGTTAAGAGTGTAGCGGCTGTGACGTTATGAAGTCAAGCCGAGTACGCCACAGGGACGTATCTGTGCTATCCTCGTAGTAAAGGGCTAGTAAAGGAGTGACGCGGTGGTAGAATGCGCGCCCGTGCCGGCGATGCGACTGCTCCGGAGGCGGAAGATGCTCACGCAGCACGGCCTCGCGGCCGAGAGCGGCGTGAGCCAGGGCACCATCGCCCGCATCGAGTCGGGCAAGCGCACCGAGCTGCGCGTCGGCACCATGAAGGCCATCGCCTCGGCGCTGGGCGTGCAGCCCGACGAGGTGACGGAGTTCCGCCCCTCGCTCGGACTGCCGGCCGAGTAGCCTCACCGGCCCGTCTCCTGCTTCCGGTGCGCCCGCCCTTCCAGGTACCCGCAGAGGTAGCCGCCCACGCCCGTGAAGACGCAGGCGCAGACGACGGCGAGCACGGCGGTGGCGTCGAGGGGGATCACTTGACTGGCTCCAGGTTGTCCGCATCGATCCAGATGCGCTCGACGCCGAAAGCCAGCGCGGCCGAAGGGCGGTAGGTGATCGTCCGGTTCAGGCGGAGCAGGACGTAGTCCAGTTCGCCGCGCCGCTCCACCCTTCCCTCGAGCGGCCGTCCGTCCGTCGTCTGCGCGTCCTCCAGGCCGAACGGCAGCGACCGCACCCGCACCCACGACCCGATGGCGGAGTCCGTCACTTGACGGGCCTCCCGAGCGGGGCGCCGTTGCGGCGGTTGGCCTGGTGGTTGATCCGGCAGAGGGCGAACAGGGTCACCAGGCGGTCGGGCTCCGTCTTCGCCATGACCGGGAACAGGTCGCACACGGCGGGGGCGCGGATGGGGCCGAACGCCTTGGGGGGCACCGCCTTGGCGCGGGCGCCGTCCCGCAGGCCCTTCCGGTAGCCCGCCTCGAACGCCTCGAAGTAGGCGTCCACGTCGAGGTCCTCGGGGGTGCGCTCGTCCTTCCGGCTCATCGTCCGTTCCCCTTCGGCAGCACCCACTCGCCGGCCGCCACCTTGGCGACGACCAGGGCGCGGCCCCGGTCGAGCGCCCCGGCCCGCGTGCCGGGGTTGTGCCAGGGGATGCGCTCCCGGCTGCCGCGGGGCTCGTGAAGCCGGCCCTCGGCGCGGAGGACGTCGCGGCAGGCGGTGACGTGCACCCGGGAGTAGTGCAGCCCGGCGGCGATCTGCCGCAGGCTCCACCCGGCGGCGAGCAGCGCCTCGGTCGCGCGCAGGGTGTCCGGGTCGCAGCGCCGGACGCGCTTCGGGGCGACCATCACGCCGCCGCCCCTTCCGCGCGCTCGAGCCGGGCGATAGCCTCCTCGAGCGCCAGCACGGTGTCCGTGGCGATGCGCCCGCGCCCGCTCTCGGCGACGGAGATGCGGGGCTGGTGCCAGCCGATCCGCCGCGCCAGTTCCCGCTGCCCCAGCCCGAGCGCCTCCCGCCGCCGCTTGAGTTCGGCGCCCGAGGGCGGCGGCGGCGCGAGCAGCGGGTCGATCCGCTCCGGCCGGAACCGTCCGGCCGTCCGGACGCCGGTCTTGAGCACCCGCACCTGGTGGTGCGGGTTGACGCACGAGTCGTGGCCGCAGGCCGGGGAGAGGTACACCCCCGGCCCGAGGGGGCCGAACGTCAGGGCGGAGGCCACGCGCCGGGGCGTGACGCTGGTCGACTCCGACTTCCGGTAGGGGCGGACCGAGAAGCACGGCTTCCCGGTCGTCTTGTGGAAGGCCCCGAGCCACCGCCAGCACCGCTCCGGGTCGCGGCGGTCGGTCGCGTCCACGAACGACCAGAAGCGGGTCACGAAGCCCCACCCCGTCGCCCGCGCCTCGCGCTCCCGCTCGGCCAGACGGCCCTGCCGCTCGCGGGCTCGGTAGAGCAGCGACTTGAGCGCCAGGACGGTGACGTTCAGGTGGCGCGCGGCGTCGGCGTAGGACCGCTGCTCCACCTCCCGGAGCCACAGCGCCCGGCCGTCGCGCTTGGGGAGGAGCAGGTAGACCACCGCGAGCCACTCGCGCGCCGCGCTCGGGTCGGACCCGCAGACCAGCGACTCCGGGCTGGCGTCGTCGCGCAGCGCATCTGCCAGTCGCCCCACCGTCGTGGCGACGCCCTTCCCGGCGCGCGTGCTCTGGCCGTCCCATGCGTCGAGGGACTCGAACCGCACCCGCCCGCCGGCAGCGACGGAGAGTCCGCGGCGCTTCCAGTCGATGGCCGCGTTCGTGGCGGCCCGGCGCACCAGCGCCGGGCCGTTGAAGTCGGGCCGCCCTGTATAGAGGGGGAGCTTCCGGTGCATCTGCTCCCACACCTTCTGGGCGACGTCCTCGGCGGCGTCCGGTCCGACGATCGTTCGGACGTGGCTCAGGATTGAGCCGTGCAGGTCGGCGTAGAGCTGGGCGAAGACGGCGCCGGGGTCGACGGTCGGCACATCGAGAGCGGCCATCAGTCGGCCTCCTCGATCCATGCCAAAAAGCGGTAGGCGAGGTCGTAGACGGCGTCCTCGGTCGCCTCCGGCTTGCTGCTCAGGAAGTGGGCGGCGGAGGCCAGGGCCGCGGCCTTGAGGGTGGCCTTACCGGCGGGCTTCGCCGGCACCGGCTTGGCGGCGACGGGCCGGGGCGCGGCGCCCGAGCCGCGGGCGGGGGTGTCGTAGCCGAAGGTTGACGGGTCGAGGTCGTCCTCCGGCGCGTCCGTCCCGAAGTCCCGGTCGGAGCCCGCCGGGGCGTCGCCCACCGGGCGCAGGCCCTGTATCCAGTAGCCGCCCTGCTTGCCCGGTCGCAGGGTGGCCTCGACCTCGTCGCCCACGGCCGGCGGGGCGACGTTCCCGAACTTGGAGAAGTTGCACCAGCCGACGCCGGTCAGCTTGGCGCCGCGCTCGTTCACCGCCTCGACGGTGGCCCGCACGACCTCGTCGGCGGGGTACTGGTCGCCGTTCACTTGCTCACCCCCTGGAGGTCGTCCGCCAGCTCGAGCCGGAGCGCCGCGGCCGCGGCGTCCAGGCGGGCCAGCCGGCGCAGCTTGTCCGGCACCCCGGCGGGCACCCCGTCCTGCGCGCCCCGCAGCACCGCGTCCACCGAGGACGTCAGCACCGTCCAGCGCAGCAGTCCCGGCTTGTAGCCCCGCAGCGTCCCGTTGTTCAGGGCGCGGCGGACCGTCTTCTCCGACCAGCCCAGGCGGCGGGCCGCCTCCTCCACCGGCATCGTGGCCGGCGCTTGTGCGTGCTCTGCCGATTGCCCTAACATGTGGGCACACCCTTTCTTCTCAACAAGATGGGTCGCGGAGCACCTGGGTCTAGACACTCAGGTGCTCTCCTTTTGCGCGTCGATCTGCCCGAGCAGCGCCGCGACGCTGAGGCACTGGTCGCGCAGCCCGGCGAGGGCTACGCGCTGGTGCGCCGTCGTGAAGGCGCGGTCCGTCTTGATGCGCCGGCTCACCGCCTGCGCCTCGACGTAGATCTCCGCCGCTTCCTGCTCCAGCACCGCGAGCGGCGAGCGCCGGTCCCCGCCGCGGCCGCTTGGTGGTTCCATCCGTCCATGTCCTCCTCTCTCGCGCCGGCACGACGCGCAGGTAGGGCAGCCCCACCGCCTCCAGCGCCGTCGCCAGCGCCTCGGACAGGGACAGGCCCTTCGCCTCCGCCAGGGCTTTCGCCTCGGCGGCGACGGCCGGGGGGAGGTGCAGCGTCACCTTCGGCCACGTCCGCACCCCGGCCCCCGCCGGCCGCCGGGGGTGCTTGTTCTGCACAACCGCCGTCTGTTCGACCATCGCCCCGCCATCGTACAGAACACCGGCGGAATGTGCAAGCCATTTGAGGGACGTGTTCAGCACAATGTCAAGATGTGGTAGCGATCTGGCGGCGGACCAACCGCTCCCCGAGTACTGGTGCTACAGTGGAATGGTGTTCGGAACATTGCGGGGCCGGGGCGGCCCCCCGGCACCTCCGGGAGCGACCGTGGTGGAACTGGATCGGGCGCAGGCCGCCGCGCTGGGCGCGGTGATCGCGGAGCGGGCGCGCGGCCGCCGCGGGCTCGGGGCCGAGCTGGCGCGCCGGACGGGGCGGAGCCGCTCGACCGTGGGCTACTGGCTGAAGGGCACGCACCCTGTCCCGCCGGACCTCCTGCCGGCCGTCGCGGCCGTCCTCGGCACCACGCCGGAGGAGCTGCTGGCGGCCGCCGCGGCGGTTGCGGCCGCCGCAACCGCCCGCGAGTTGTCCGCTAGCGGACTATCGGATACGCTACCCCCGGCGTTATCCTCCGCGAGCACCGCGGGCGTTTGCTGGTACGATGCCTACCCGCTCTGGGGGCGGGACGATCCGCGGGGGAGGGGGGCCGCCGGTCCCGGTTCGGGAGGCGGGAGCGTGGTTATGCGGGAGCAGAGCGGGGCACTCGGGGGGCCGGCGGACGTGTTCGCCGTGCTCGTGGGGGACGACGGGCTGGCGGAGATCGACACCACCATCGGGCGGGTGCGGGCGGGCTTCCGCCTGTTCGTGGACACCCGCCTGGCGGACGCGGCGCGGCCGGGGGCCATCGTCGCCGGGATGAGCGCCACGGGGCGCCTGATGGTGGGCGCGCTGGAGCACCACCCGGGCGACACCTGGTCGCTGTTCACGGGGGCGCACCGGGAGGGCATCGACCGGGCGGACGTCCTGGGCGAGGTCGTGGAGTACCAGTCGCCGCCCGCGGCCATCGGGCACATCCGCGGCGCCGGGGGCGCGGCCGAGACCTTCTTCGTGGCGGGCGGCCCGGAGGGCGTCCCGGCGAAGGCGGGCTAGGCGTGCCCCGCGCGCGCCCCGGTCAGGGGCGGGAGTACGAGCTGCCCTCCGGGAAGGTGGGCATCCAGGTCCAGATCGCGGGGAAGCGGTACCACGTCACGGGCGCCACGAAGACGGAGGCCCGGCGGAAGCGGGACGACCTCGTGGCGCAGCACCGGGCGGGGCTCCTGGGCGACCCCGCCGGGCGGCGCGTCACGGTGGGAGCGCTCTTGGCGTCCTGGCTCGAGGGGAAGCGGCCCACGGTGGTGCCCTCCACCTGGGCGCGCTACGGGGTGGCGGTGCGGCACCTGACGCCCCACCTGGGGAGGGTCCGGCTGCACGAGCTGGCGGCGCCGGCCGTCCGCCGGGCGTATGCGGCCCTGACGGCGAGGGGGTACTCGCCGGTGACGGTGCGCCACGCCCACGGCGTGCTCCGGCAGGCCCTCGACCAGGCGGTGGCGGACGGGCTCCTCGCGCGGAACCCCTGCGCCACCCTGCGGGGCGCCCTGCCGAAGAAAGAGCGCAGCGAGGTGGAGGCCCTCACCGGCGCGGAGGTGGCCGCCCTGCTCGCCGTCCCCGGCAGGGGGCGGGCGCTGTGGACGCTGGCCGCCTACTCCGGGCTGCGGGAGGGGGAGCTGCTGGGGCTGCTCTGGCGGGACGTCGACCTCGAGCGCGGGCGGGTGACGGTGCAGCGGGTGTGGGCGCAGGGGCCGGAGGGCGCCGGCCACCGGCTGCGGGCGTACCCCAAGAACCACTCGTCCGTAAGGACGGTCGACCTCCCCGCGGCGTGCCTCAGGGCGCTCCAGGAGCACCGCAGGGCGCAGCGGATCGAGAAGGTGGGGGCACCCCTGTGGCTGGACCAGGAGGGGCGCGTGTTCCTCACGCGGCACGGGACGCCGCTGCACCCGGGGAACACGGTGCGCGACCTCCAGAACGATGCGGAGAAGGCGGGCATCCGCAAGCGGGTGACGCCCCACCTGTTACGCCACACCTACGGCAGCCATCTGCTCGACGCGGGGCGGCCGATCACGGAGGTGTCCCGGCTGCTGGGGCACGCCTCGCCGGCCACCACGTTGAGGATCTACGCGCACGTCGTCCGCACCGACACGACGGCCGCCGCGACCGCGCTCGAGCGGGCGTTTCGTTAGTCGGAACTAGTGCGAAGCAAGTGAGCCCGGTTTCGGTGGGTACCGAAACCGGGCTCTGTATCTGGGGGTGAGGGTTCGTGACGAACGGATCACGAACCCGTTCCGGGGGCCTCCGCCCGCCCGCCGCGCCGCCCGCTTGAGGTCCGGCCGGGTCGCGCGGGGCGGGAGGCGGGTGCGGGGGAGCACCGGAAGGATGCAGGTCCGGGACTAGCGGCCCCGCAGCGCGTCGAGGACGTCCAGCAGGAAGCCCCGGCCCGGCCCGCTGGCGTTCGGCGTGAAGGTGAAGTCCGGCGTAGGCGTCGGCGAGGGCTCGGGCGCCGCCACCACGGGGGTGGGGGTGGGCTCAGGCGCCAACGATGGGATGGCCGGGATGGTCGCCACCGCCGTACTCACTGTGGTGGGGGTGGCGGTGGGGGTGGTCGTGGGGGACGGGGCCGAGGTCGTGGTAGGGGCCACCGTGGCCGTGGCTGTGACGGAAGGGTTCGGGGTCGGCGGGGTCAGGCATGGCCCCTCCTGGGGGTACTGCGGGCGCCCTGGCATCCGGTTCACGATCTGGCGGTCGTACTTCGGCGTCTCGTCGCGGTGGATGGTGAGCGTCCGGTTCCCGCCCGGGAGACTGATGCAGATCTCGATGGGCGTCTGATCCGGCGGGCGCCCCTCCCGACGCTGTTCTGGGGCCGGCGGTGGCGAAGGCGATGCCGGCGGCGTCCCCGGACCGGAGGAGGGCGTCGAGGTGGTCGTGGCCGTCGCTGACGGAGAGGTGCCAGGCGTCGCCGAAGCGGGCGGGGTCGTAGCGAAAGGCGACGGTGAGGGCGCCGCCGGCGAGCTTGTAACGGTGGGAGAGCCCGGGGGCGTCGACGACGCAGAGGGCGTCGCCGTGGGCGAGCTGGGCGGGGCGATCGTCGGCGTCGATGTCGGCACCTCCGTAGGCGTGCTGGTCGCGGTGGGCGTCGGCGTCTCCGTGGGGCAAGGGCCGCCGCACGCGAGGGCGGGAACGGCGTACAAGGCCAGGGCGAGGACGGCCGCCGGAAGGGCGGCGAGATACGATGTGCGGTGCCGGTTCAAGAGACTCTTCCTCTCTTGGGCGGGAAGTCGTCGGCCGCCGGGACTTGTCCTCCTGGCGGCCGGCGCGTTTACGGCGGCGCGGAACCTCCTTTCATGAGTCTTTTGTGCCGTTACGATGCGCAAGTTAATGGTGGTCGTGCTTCAGCGGATCGAACCGCTCGATGGCGACCACCCGCTCCACGTTGTCCGGCTGTGACCTGGCGACCGTAATCACGAAGTGGAAGCGGCGCCCCTTGGGCAGCTCGGGTACCGGCTCGGTGACGTAGATCGCGTCCCCGTACCGCTCCAGGTGATCCCCCAGCCGGAGCAGGGCCATGCACTCGTCGGCCTGTGCCTGCTCCCGCGCCTGCTGCTCCCGCAGCCGCGCGTTGTCGGCTCGCAGCCGTTCGATCTGCGCCGCGTCTCGCGCCATCCGTGCGACCGCCGCATCGCGCTCGTTCATCTGACTACTCCTGGGGGCGAGCGTTACTGCGAGTTAATTAACCCGAAACGGCGTTCCGCGTTCGGTGCGCGCGGTACCGCTCCCGCGCCCGTTCCCGGAGGCAGGCCCGGCACGCCCGCCACCCCGGCTGGCCGGGTCGCCGGTAGATGTTCTCCTCGGTGAAGGGGTGCCCGTTGACGCACTCCGTCTGGGCCGCCTTCGTCGCCATGAAGCTCGTTCCCCGCAGGACGTTCTCCCGGTGCGTCACGGGCTCAAGGTGGGCCGGGTTGACGCAGCCCCGGTTGAAGCACAGGTGGTCGGGCTCCTGGCCCTCGGGGAACGGCTCGTCGGTGAGCTGCTCGTAGAGCCAGCGGTGCGGCGGGGCGCTGAGCCTGGGCGTGTCCGAGGTGAGGAAGAACCGCCCATACCCAATGTGGTTCAGCCGGCCCGTCCACAGCCAGCAGGGGCCGAGTTCGGGGCACGCCGCCGGGACGGGGCCGTTGGGGTCAACGTGGCTCCAGAAGCGATCCCACAGCGGGAGCGGGCGGCCCGGCGACCAGTTCCGTTTCATCGCTCGTGACCGACGAGCCCCTCGTCCGGGTCATAGGGGTGCGGATCGTCCCATCCCAGCACCTCGAAGGCGTCCTCCAGGTTGGAGAGGCCCATCGTGCCGAGGTAGTGCTCCCCGTCGCGCTCGAAGGGATGGCCGAACTGCCAGACCATCCCCTCCAGGCACTCGCGCAGCCGAGCGTTCTCGGCCCGCGCCGCGTCCCGCTCGCTGATCGCCTGGGCGAGCCCGGCGCTGATGTTCCCCAGCGCCTCCCGATCGGCGGCCTTGAGCTGCCGGTCCAGTTCTTTCAGCCGCGGGCCGATGCCGAGGGGCTCGCGGGTGAAGTCGTCGCTGCTCATCGTTCGTCTCCGTAGGGGTGGGCGTGCGGGTCGCCCGCCGGCGGCGCGGCGGTTCGTCGCTCCGGTCGAGGGCCAGCAGCATCCGGCGCAGCGCGTCGAATTGCTTGGGCGTCAGGTCGGGCGCAAAAGCGTAGAGTGCCCAATCCAGGTCGTTCACGTCGGCCGGCCACCGGCAGACCCAGAGCTGCTCTGAGACGCGGGTCATCGGCGGTCCCTGGGGTCCCCGAGGTACCCGCCGCCGGGGCCCGGCACGAACCACTCGTCGTCGTCGGGCTCGCTGGCCGGCGGCTCGCTCGTGGGCTCCGGCGGGGGATCGGCGGCGGCCAGGGGCACGTAGTACATGGCGTGCCCGTCCAGGTGGAAGTGCTTGTGCCCCGGAAAGTCCCGCTCCTCGGGGTGGGCGTGGTAGACGTACTCGTCGCTCCCGATGCGCCAGCGGTGGTAGTGGGCGCGGGGGTGCGGCGTGCGCTGGGGCGGCGCCCCGTCGAACACCACGGGCTCGGTGTCCAGCACCCCGGCGAGGGCCGAGAGCGCCTCCGCCTGGGCTTCGATGGCCGCGAGCCGTTCGTTTGACATCTGGAACCCCGTTTCTTGCTTGCTAAGGCGGAATATGATGAGCAGCTTAATGCGGCTGCCGCAGCTTCCACGCCTTGACTCTTTCCCGGTTGCAGGCGCGGCACTGGCGGGAGTGGTCGTAGGCGCGGTGGTAGGTGTTCGCCTCGTCGTAGGGGTGCCCCTGCGGGCAGTGGGTCTTTGAGGCGTTCTCCACCGTGGGGTTGCCGATCCCCCGGAAGACGTTGACCCGCTCCGTCACCGGCTCAAGGTGCCACGGGTTCACGCAGCCCCGGTTGCGGCAGAGGTGGTCGATGTCCAGGCCCGCTGGGATGGGCTCCACCAGCAGCTCGTAGGCGAAGCGGTGGCCGCCCACCATCCGGGGGCCAAGGCGGAACTGGCTGTAGCCGAACTGATTACGGCTCGCTATCCACTCCCAGCACGGCCCGAGGTCTGGCCGGTGAGCCGGGACGGGGCCGTCCTTGTTGACCTTGGGCCAGAACCGTTCAGTCGGCGTACCGTGCTTGTATCCCATGTTCGTCACCGCTGCCCATCCCGGTTGTACCCCTCGTAGTCGCGCGCCCGCTTCCGCAGCTCGGCCCGAGCCGCCCGCCACCGGCGCCAGCGGGTGAGGAGCGCGGCCCAGAGGCGGGTCACTTCCTCCCCGCCTGCTTCAGCGCCTGCTCAAACCCCGCCGCGTCCGTCTCTACCCCGCCCGGGAGGTAGAAGCGGAGGACGATCGGCTGCTTCGGCTGCGGCTTGGTGGCGGGCTTCATCGCACCGGCTCCTCGCGCACGATGGAGATGAACCCCTCCCAGCGGCCCTCGACCAGTTCCTCGCAGAGCTGGGTCACGATGACCCAGCCGTTCTTGACGATCATCTCGGGGGCGTAGGTGCGGAAGGTGGGTTCGCTGTAGGTCGCCAGGCCGTTCGCCGTCTGCTCGGTGCGCTTGACTGGTGTGTTCATGCTCCCTATAATAGTCCACAGTTACGGACGAGTCAAGGGTTTTTGTCCATAGCCACGGAAAATGCGTAGACTCGGCGGGTGCCGGGGTTGGAGGGCTGGATGCTCCTTGCGGAGGCGGCCGAGAAGTACGGCGTGGGCGTGGAGCGCCTGAAGAAGGCCGCCCGGCGGGGACTGCTACCGGCGACGAAGCTGGGGGAGGGGTTGACCGTGCCCTATGTGGTCAGGGGCGCGGACGTAGAGCACTACCTCGCCACGAGCCACCGCGGCCGGAAGCCGAAGCTGCGCGGGGACGCAGCCGGAGCTTGAGCCGCTCCCGCCTCAGAGGCCACAGCAGGGGCACCCCCGCCTTGCTGCCCAGCGGGATGTAGTCCTCCAGAACGTGCAGCGTCGAGCCCACCCACACCACGAGCAGCACCACCCCCGCCGCTTGGAGGGAGGGCGCCTGCCCCGCAGGCGCAAGCACCACGGCGGTGGCGAACGCCCAGACGATGGCCCACGCCACGCAGGCGAGGAGCGAGTGGGAGGCCGGGCCGCGGTGGCCCACCGTCGACTGGGCGAGCCGGGACAGCCAGCGGACGCGGAGGATGCCGGCGGCCGTGCTGGCGCCGTGGTCGAGGTCTGGGAGCAGGGCGGCGGCACCCACGGCCAGGGCGAGGGCGGCGGCGGCCTCGGGGGAGCGGGTCAGGGCGTAGGCGACGGGGGCTGCGATGAGGGCGGAGAGGGTGCAGTGGGCGGTGCCTCTCACGGCTGCGCGTCCCGCTTCCCGCCCCGCTCGCCGGTGCGCTCGCGGATCTCTTCTACGAGGACGCTCAGGCAGCGGGACACCGCCGGGCTTATGCCCAGTGCGGCGATCCGCAGCAGTTCGTCGTCCGTCCACCGGAGGAAGTCCCGCAGCCGCCGCACCTCGGCGATGAGGGCAGGGACGTCCTGGCGGGCCGCGGCGTAGAACTCGGCGTCTTCCCATCGCCAGAACATCCCGCGTATCCCCGACAGGTCGCGCTTCTGGGCGTCGGGGCCAAGCACGTCCACGTCCCACCCCATGCCACCCCGCTCGGTGAGTACCGACGTCCCGGGCGTTTGCGCCACCGCCCGCGCCTCGATATCTTTGAGCCGCGCCTCGTCCATCACGCCACCCCCTCCTTCGCCAGCAGCCACGGGCAGTCCGCGTCGTGGACGAACGGGTCGTTCCGCGTCGGCCCGTAGCACGGCTTCTCCGCCCGGCAGTAGCAGCAGTTCTCCCAGTCCTCGCGGTCGTAGTAGGTCGGCTCCATCTCCGTCGCCACCAACGGCGAGAGCAGCGCCCGCAAGCGGTACACCTCCACGATGAGCCGCTGCGTCGTCAGCGGGGAGGCCCCCAGGCCGAGGGCCGCCACCCGCTGCCACTCCGCCAGCTCGGCGTCCGCGACCCGCTCCTCGGTCTGGTCGGTCACCGCTTCGCCCACCCCCGGCGGCCGATCGCCGGGGTGACCAGCCAAACGTCCGGGTGGTTCCCTCGCTGCAAGCTCCACCGCCCCCGGTCTGCGTCCGCGTCGTCTCTGCCGCCCTGTGAGAGCAGCCCCACCCCGAAGACCCAGAGGAACACCACCACGCCCCTACCCAGCCTCAGCGGCAGCAGCGCCAGCCACACCAGCACCGCCCCGAGCAGTCCCATCGCCGTCCTCCGACTCTATGAGCCTCAGCGTCTTCCGCTTCTTGGCGAGCAAGTACCAGCAGTAGAACTGGATGCTGTGGGCGTGGTCGATGTGGATGCGCTCGAGCGAGGGGCCGTCGTCCTCGTCGTCCGGCGGCCGGCGCCGGAGTTCGGCCTCCTCCGCGGCGATCCAGACCCCGGCGGACTCGATGGTGCTGAGCAGCCGCAGCACGCCCATCGCCTCGTAGTGGCTGCTCGGCAAGACCCAGTAGGTGTTCATCCAGAAGACGACGTTGTCCACGGCGCCCGCCAGGAAGACGTTCGGTTGGTCCTCCCGCCAACTCCACAGCACCTTGCTCACGCCACCCCCTCCTCAATCCCCTTGATCCGCCACAGATCCGCCTTGCCCCGCTTCCCGATCCGGATGGCCTTCGCCTCGCCCTCCAGCGCCGTCAGCGCCCCGCTCACCGCTGGCTGCGACAGCCCCGTATGCTCCCGCAACTCCGCCACCGTCGAGGGGCCTTCGCCCAGCGCCGTGAGCACCCGCTCGAACGCCGTAGGTGACCTATTACTATCACGCTGACCCTGGACAACCCCCCCTACCCCCCCACTCGATAGTTCCTCCGAAGTTGGCTCGCGGTAGCCCGGCGGCGAGGCGTCGAGGTCGCGCACGAGCAGGCGCGTGTCCCCGGCTTTCTTGGGCTCGGCCGGCGAGCGGTCCTTGACCCACGTCACGCGGCGGACGGCCGTGCCCTCCACGACGTCCATGCCGGCGCTGATGTCGCAGAGCCGCTCGAACTCCTTGCTGCCCAGCAGGATGCCGTCCTGGTTCGTGTGCCCGATCGTCAGCACGGCGTAGTGCCACTTCCCCGCCGCCTTGCGGATGGGGGACATGGCCGCCTGGATGCTCTTGGCGTCCTGCGCCCCGTTCGTCCAGGCGGTCCAGGTGTCCATGATGAAGACCTCGAAGCCCATCGCCCCGGCCTGCTCGAGCACCATCGGGCCGAGGTAGTCCCACGTCGCGGACGTGTCGTGCCCGTGCGCCTCCCACAGCTTATCGGCCTCGTCCCGCGTCACGACCTTCAGGTTCGGGGCGTCCCTGAGCCCCCACCGCAGCAGGTAGGGGCCGAACACGTCGTCCGTCTGCTCGGTCAGCCAATAGAACCGGATGTGCGCGTTGTTCCGCACCAGGGCGCAGGCCCACTCCGTCTTACCCGTCCCCTGCTTCGCGTACAGCATGGTGATGAACCCGCGCAGCACCAGGTTCGCCTCGATCACCACCGCCTTGTTCTTCAGCGCCCGCTCGGCGGCGCGGATGATCTCCGCTGCCGAGCGGGGCTTCAGCCGCGCCCCCTCGAGCAGCCCGCCCACGCCCCAGCCGGCGGCCAGCAGCGCCGCCCAGACGAGGCCCGTCCGCCACGACGCCGTCAGGTGCCCCCGCAGCGGCGGGAAGGGGTCGGCCACCGGCACCGCGGCGGACAGCCCCAGCTCGCTCGGTAGGGGCAACGGGGCGGTCGTGAGCACGGGCAGCTCCGGCCCCACGCTCACCGGCAGGAGCAAGAGGTCGCGCGTCGGCCCCAGCACCGCCTGGGGGAACAGGTACGCGCACGCGAGGGCGGGCACGGCCCACAGGACACCCCACCGACGGGCAGCCGGCACCCACCTACAGAGGATGCGCCAGACGTAGACGAGGAAGAAGGCGTAGACCCCGCCCGCGAGGAAGGGCAGGGAGAGGGCCAGCGCGACGAGGCGCAGGCGTCCGGCCTGCGCCGCCGCCTTCTCCCGCTCCCGCTCTCTCCACTCCTGCGTGGTGGGTGCGAGGGGGTCGGCAACGCTGACGGGCTTCGGCGGCGGGGGTGCGTCAGGACGCCGGTGGGAGGTCAGCACCGTCGCGCTCCTTCATCGCCCGCCACTCCTCAAAGATGAGGAGCACCTGGGCGATGAGTGTGCGCTTCTCGCGAGCGGCGAGGGCAACCAACCACTCTCGCACTTCCACGGGGAAGCGGAACATGGTCACCACGGTCGTTCTTCTCGGCACGCTAGGAACAGTATAGCCACCCTCACTCCCTGTACTGCCTTGTACTTCATGTGCTATACAATAGCACAGTGACATTGACGGGCTAAGGAGAGCGGGGTATGGGCGAGTTTAACGCGATCCTCACGACGTTCACGAACATCGCGACGGGCGTGGCGGTGGCGGCGGCGACGTTCTTCTTCGTCATCAGCGCGATCGAGTACGCCGCGTCCGGCGGCAACCCGGTCAGGAAGATGAAGGGCCAGGAGGGGATGACGGCGGCGGTCGTGGGGCTCGGCCTCGTCTTCGCCGCCCGCATCATCATGTCCGTCATCCAGGGCGCCATCCCCCACTGATGACCTACGTCTTCTTCCTGCGGCTGGCGAAGTACGCCCTCATCATGGCCGTCGTCTGCCTGGCGGCGAAGGCGGTCATCCTGGGACTGGCGGCGGCGGGGGTGCTGCTGCCCTAAGCGGCGCTCGCCGTCTCCTCGCTCCCGTCCTGGTACTTGACCACCACGCTCGCCAGTTTGCGGGCCACCGCCTGCGCGACGGCGTCTCGGAGTTGCTGCTCCATGACCGTGAGGCGCGCCTCGAGGCCGGGGATCACGTCGTGCTCCAGCGCGCCGATGGTGCTGTCCTTGCCGGCGATCTCCTGGCGCAGCGCCCCGATCTGGCTCTCCTGCTCCCGGATGATGCCCCGCTGGCCGTCGATCTCGGCCCGCAGCGCGGCGATCTGGTTGTTCAGCTCCGTGATGATGCCGTCCATGTTCGGCCCTTCCTCCTCGAGCGGGGCGAACGCGATGGCCTGCACCCCGCCCACCGCGTTGGCGGCGGCCACGACGCTGGCGATGGTGTAGGTCGCCGGCCCCTTCGCGTAGACGGAGAGGGGGTCGTTCACCGTCACCGTCCCGGCCGCCGCGTCGTAGCCCGTGAGCACGATGAAGTGGTTGCCGTTGAAGGCGGGAGAGACCGGGTACTGCCGGGGCTGGAGGTACGTGTTGTCCACCAGCAGGATGACCGGTTCGCCCTTCTCCAGCGAGGCCCGGATGTCCGACCAGGAGCCGCACCAGACGGTCGCCTGGTCGAACCACGCGGCGCACGCCTGGAGCTGCGCGAACGTGGTGTAGGTGTTGGTGTGCGAGCCCAGCCCGTCCGGCACCCCGTCCCGAACGATATCCGCCACGTACAGCATCGCCCCTCGGGAGGGAGCGATGACACCCCGGTAGGCCAGCAGCATCGCCAGGGCGGCGGGGCCGCAGTTGCTCTCGCCGCTGCCGGTAGCGGGGTCGATCTGGGACAGGAACGGTACGTCCACTGTCCTACACCTTCAGCAGCGTGCGCCCGCCGGAGTACAAGCCGGCGGCGCCGAGCCCCATGCCGAGGCCGATCAGGACGGTGATGAAGTAGTGCTGCGGGGGGAACGGGATGGCCGCCACCGCGCCGAAGGCGGTGAGCAGCCCGAGGACGACGGCCACCAGCGGGGCGAAGCGGTCGGGGCAGCCCGTCCGCTTGGCGAGTTCCACCATCGCCACGATGAGCGGCGCGGCGAAGAGGTAGATGGCGGGGCGGGTGAGCAGCTCGGTGTCCATCGGTCAGTCCTTCTCCCCGGCGGTCGCGGGCTCGACCACCACCACGGGCGCCTCCACCACGGGCACCTCCGCCGCCGCGCCCGGTGCAGCCGGCGCCGGGCGCTGCCGGTTGCCGGGGTGCGCGTCCGAGTAGCGCCGCCACCACGAGTCGTTCCAGATCTTGTGGATGATGGCGAGGGTGGCGACGATGAGGGCCACGCGGGAGCCCACGGACACCAGCACCTCGGTGGCGCCCTCCAGCGTCTGGATGGCGCTGGGCGTCAGCATGATGAGGAGGTCGATGACCGTGACGCAGAACACCACGACGGCCAGGAGGCGGGCGTTGTCGTAGCGCACCGCCCCCAGCCGGCGCATGACCGGGGAGGGGTCGTCCAGCGCCCACTCCTTCTCCGTCCACCCCTCCCGCACGTTGCGGGCGGCGAACCACCAGGCGACCAGCAGCAGCAGGGCGAGCGCCGCCTCGAAGGCGTCGACGGTTGGCGAGATAGACGCGTAGTTCATGGCGCGGGGGGCTCCTCCCGGCGGCGGTCGTAGAGCCGGGCCAGCTCCCGGCTGCGGCGCTCCAGCGCGGCGCTGCGGCGCTGCGCCTCGTCCAGCCCCGCCCACGGGTCCGGCGTCGGCGGCGGGTCGGGCATCCCGGCCAGCGCCGCGTCCAGCCCCGCGTCCTCGACCTCGCGGGCCGCCTTGGGCGTCCAGATCGACCGCCACCCGGCGGCGAGGCGGTCGGCCACGGCGGCCCAGGCGGGCACCTCACGCCCCCTCGCGGGGGTCGGGCCGCCGGGGCGGCCGCTGGGGGCGGTCGTTGGGGGCGTCCGCCGGCCCCAACTCGCGCCAGACGCGGGCGCCGTGGAAGTCGTCACGGAACTCCTCCAGCTCCCGCCGCAGGGCCTCCAGGCGGGACAGCAGTTCGGCGTGCTGGGCCTGCGACAGCTCGGCGGCCTTGCCCGCCCGCTCGCTGTTCTCGCGCCACAGCTTGATGGCCTCCTGCTGGTTGTTGAAGCGGTCCAGGAGGTCGAGGTACCGCTGCGTGGTGGCGGCCACGATCTGGTCGTGGACGGCCTTGGAGACGAACTCGCCGGAGCGCCAGACCTTGAGCACGAGGGACAGGACGACCACCACGACGGCCCACGGGCCGCCGTTGGTGAGCAGGGCGACGAGGGCCGCCGCGCCGCCGGGGTCCACATCGCCGCTCCCCGCTCCTGCCGTCCCCGGCCCCGCCTCAGCCCTTCGCCTCGGCCAGGGCCTTCTCCAGTTCCGCGATCCGCTCGGCCTGCTTCTGGAGTTCCGCGTTCGCCGCGGCGATCCAGAGGATCATCCCCAGCAGGGTGTCGTTCATCTAGGGCCTCTCCTCGAGCACGCCCCGGTTCGCCGCCAGTTCCGTCTGGATGGCCGCGCCGAGGTCTTGCAGGTCGCCCTCCGTCCCGCCGGAGAGGAGGTCTTGCAGGTCGTCCACGTAGTGGATGGCCGCCTGCTCGTCCGTCTCGTCGTCGTAGGTCGCCCCGTTGGCGAAGATCGTCCAGGTGAGCAGCCCGTCCTCGGTGCTCCGCATCCGCTTGCACGTCACGTAGAGGTCGTCCCCCAGGTAGTCCTCCGTCAGCGTGACGGGGGGCGTGCCGGGCGACCCCGGGGCGGACAGCTTCTCGGCGTCGACGTCCAGGCTGGTGGCGATCACCGTGGCGATGTCGTCCCCGAAGGCGGCGACGGCGGCCTCGTTGACCGGGTCGCCCATGTCGAAAGCGTCCTCCACGGCGTAGGTGCCGAAGAGGTCGTCGTTTTCGTCGTAGGTGGTGAAGCTGCCCACCACCGTCCACTTGAGGGTGGTGTCCCGGTAGCGCCGGGCCTGCACCGTGATCTCGTCGCCGAGGTACGTCTCCGTTGGCATCTCAGGCGGCCTCCTGCTGCTTGGCCTCGAGCGCGGCGAGGCGGGCGTCCACGTCGAGGAGCGCGGCCGTCAGGTAGCCGGCCGTCGACTGGCCGGACACCGCGCCCGGCTGCACCATCATCCCGGCGGGCATCTCCTCCGCCATCGGGCCGGTGTGGACGAAGTCCGTGTCCGCCTCCCCGTCGCCCTTGAGGTAGTGGAAGCGGTACACCGGGAGCCCCCGGAGGGAGGCCATCGCCTCGGCCGGGTTGACCACCCCCAGGATCTGCTTCGTCGCCCGGGAGGACGTTTGGATGGAGCCGTTCGCGGCCCACACCGCCGTCCAGCGGAGCCCGGTGACCCCGAGCGACAGGGTGTTGTCGCTGACCGGCCGCAGTTGCTTCCGGGCGATGAGGTCGCCGGTGGTGGCGTCGAGGTTCAGGTTCGCCGTCCCGGTCACGAAGCAGGCGCCCGCGACCTGGAGGCTGCCGGAGAGGGCGCCGTCCCCGGTGTTCAGGTTGAGGGTGAAGACGTCTCCGCCGAGCGCGGAGGAGAACACCCGCCAGGGCGAGACCCCGCCGGACGTCAAGCCGGTGAAGGCGCGGTGCGTGCCCGGCGCGGCGTCCATCCAGACGCCGCCGAGGCCGGTGCCCCCGGTGCTCGCCACGCTGATCGTGTCCGCGAACAGCGCCGCGCCGGTGGCCCGGGTCAGCGTCAGGACGGAGTCGACGAACGCGCCCGCGTCCGTGTAGCGCCCGATGGCGTAGTCGCTGCCGGTGTTGGCGCCGCCCTCGGGGGTCGGGTTCGCGCCCACGATCCAGCGGCTGCTGCTGTTCGTCAGGTAGTTGACCGAGCGCCAGGCCGCCGCCGCGCCGTTGACGCTGACCGACCGCGTGCCGGTGCCCAGACCGACGCTCACGTCGCTCTCGAGCGCGACCGCGCCGTCCAGCCCCTTCAGGTAGCGGAGCTGGTCCCGGACGTGGGTGTTCAATTTCGCGGCGGCCAGCACCTCCGAGACGGCGTAGGATGCAGGAGTCGTCCAAGCCATACCGTTGCTCCTAGGGCGCCAACTGGTCGTCGTCCAGTTGGCCGCGGGTGGCGTCGTCCAGCAGGAAGTAGGAGGCGGTGTCCGCCGCGGAGAGCTGCCAGGTGCAGCGTTCGACGCGGGAGACGGCGTCCGCCTCGACGCTCACCGCCTCGATGTGGAAGTCGCCGGAGATGCCGCTCGTGGCGGGGCCGGCGATGGTGATGCGGTCGGCGAGGTCGCGCACCAGGATCTGCGTTTGGAGCGCGGTGCTCCGGCCCACGACGGTGACCACCGGCCGGTCCTGCGGGTTCTTCTTGCGGATCAGCCCGTACTGGGCGCGGGCCTCCGCCTCGGACTGGGAGAGCCACTGGGCGCTGATGTCGATGCGCCGGGGGCCGTAGGCCGTGGCCGACGCCGCGTCCGTCTCCGTCTCGATGCCGCCCCCGACGTAGGACACGCCGACCGTGTTGGCGATGTCCCGCACCGGTCGCTCCGCCACGAGGTCGGTCATCCGCAGGGCGCCCGTCGTGTTGAAGGTCGCCTGCGAGGTGGTGTACGCCCCGACGTACCGCTGGTGCCGGCCGTGGAAGGTGGCCCGGCCCGCCCCGTCGAAGTAGAAGATGCCCCCCTCGTTGTCGAAGGTCAGGTTCTGCACCTGGTCGAGCACCGTGGCGTTGTCGTAGGCCGGCGCCACCGAGGACACCGCGTTCCCGATGCTCCGCAGGCCGAGGGGCCAGGACGCGCTGTTCAGCGCCGTCCCCACCGCCAGGTCCGTGGTCACCGCCCCATACGTGGGCGTCGTCTTGTAGGCGGCGAGCCACGCGCTGCCGTCCGCGAGCTGGATCACGCACTCCTGCTGGTCGAGGCGCACCATCGGCCGCACCGACTGGATGTAGCCGAAGAAGCGGGAGTAGGTGACGGCGGAGAGGGTGGTGCGGATGCGGATCGCCCGCATGGCGTCCACGTGGGGGTACAGCGGCGAAGAGGTCTTGGTGGGGGAGAAGCGCCCGTCGCTGTTGTCCAAGCTGAGGGTGGCCGTGCCCGGCTGCCCCCGGTCGAGCACGTCGTCCCGGCCGCGGCGGAAGGAGAACCGCTTGACCCAGGCGGTGATGTCCGTCCACGTCGCCGGGTCGGCGCCCACGGCCGTCGCCAGCTCGATCTGGTAGCCCGTGGCGGCCACCGAGCCGGTCGTGAAGGTCGCGTCCCCTGAGAGCGTGGTCGGGATAGCCCTTCTCCCTTATGGGCTCTGGGCTTCCACTTGGTAGTGGTAGAGGGTGTTGGCCGTCAGCCCGGAGAGCGGCATCACGTGCGTCGTGCCCAGCGCGGTGAAGGCGGTGGCGGAGCCGTAGGCGGTGGTCGTGCCGTAGTTGACCCGAACCGTGGAGGGGACGTCCGTGGTACAGGTCACGGTCGCCGTCGTGGTGCCGATGCCGGTCACGGCCGTGCCGGAGATGACCGGCCCGGCGATGAGCACGGCCGCCCGGATCTCGACGTTGTCCCAGGACGGCTGCCCGTTCGGCAGGTTGTCGTCCACGCCGATGCCCGCCCGGGAGCCGGTGAGCACGGTGGTGGTCGCCTGCACCACCAGCAGCCCGTCCATGTACGCCGCCGCCTCCGCGCCGGAGACGGCCAGGGCCAGGTTGTGGGTGGACGAGGGGGCGAGCTGGGAGACGCCCAGGTTGGTGTAGCCGATGAGCGTGCCCGTCCCGCCGACGTGCTGCCACAGCTCCACCTCGTTGGAGGTGTCCTGGTAGAGGAAGCGGGCCATGATGAAGTTGTCGACGTCCGTGTAGCGGGCGAACACGGCCGGGAACCAGTCGATGGGGTAGACCGGGGTCGTGCTGGGCAGGAGGATGTCCGCTTTGATCTCGTGGGCCACCCCGGCGCTGCCCGTCGAGCGGGAGGCGATGCCGTTGACCCCGGCGGTGCTCATGCGGATGCGGTTCGTGTTGATGACCCAGGTGCCGGTGTGCGCCGTCCACGCGGAGTCGTGCGTGGACAGGGCGACCCCGTTGGAGCCGGTGAAGGTGTTGGAGAACAGGGCGCCCGCCTGCCCCTGCGGGACGGCGGTGTAGGGGCCGAAGTCGCTGTTCAGGGTGACGGTGGCGGGGTAGCAGGCCACCTCCGCGCAGAGGCCCGTCCCGTTCTCGCAGCCGACCCCCACGCGGGTGTTCGTGTTGCCCGTGCTGTTCGTGATCTGCAAGTAGCGGGTGCCGTTGACGAACACCTCGAGGTAGGTGAGGTAGTCCACCACCCGGACGTGGTAGGCGACGTCCTCCGTGAAGGCGATCGCCCCCGTCTGGTCCACCAGCCCGCTCGCGTTGTGGACGCTGACCCGGTCGAACTCGGCCTTCACGCGCCAGGAGCCGGCGTCGGTGTTGTTCCCCCGGAAGTACAGCATCGCCCGGGAGCCGCTGTCCGAGCGGGTGAGGTAGCCCTCGATCACCCGGGGGACGGCGCCCGCGTTGAACTGCGCGCACGACCCGGAGGAGAGCGTGGCGTTCCCGCCGGAGATGCCCGCCGTGCCGCTCACCACCGTCCACGCCTTCGTCCCGAAGGGCGTGTTCCGCCCGGAGAGGGACGACCCGCTGCCGAAGTCGTCGGCGCCCAGGCTCGGGCCGTAGCGGGTGGCGAGGGCCGCCGGGAGGCTGCCGGTGTCCAGCACCGCGGCGTTGTCGACGTAGAACACCGAGTTCCGGTTGGCGATGTGGGCGTAGAGGGTGGCGTCGGTCTCGGTGTCCGAGATGCCGACGAGGGTCGCCGTGGGGAAGTTGCCGAACTCCCCGCCGGAGATGAAGCGCCAGAAGCCGCCGGAGGGGCGGGGCACCACGACGTACAGGTAGTCGATGGCCCGGCCCCGGAGGCGGTTCGCCGTCCACGCCCCGAGGTGGTCGGGGTAGTCGTAGGTGACGTGCGAGGAGCCCGCCGCGGACGAGTTGCTGCTGCTGGGGGAGAGCGACACGCGGGGGCCGTCGTCGCTGTTGTTGGTCAGCCGGAGGAGCGCGGTGAAGGCGCCCAGGCTCGAGCGGGTGAGGGGGCCGTAGGTCAGCCGGGGGTCGTCCCACGCGGGCGACGCCTTCCCGCCGTTGAACAGCGCCCGCTGGGCGACGACGGAGGTCTTGCCCTCCGTGTCCGTCTTGGTCCAGGACGCGGAGATGACGCTCGTAAAAGAGTCGAGGAAGATGACGCCCATAGCGGATTACCCGAAGCCGAGGTCCGTGCCGACGATGCCCAGCCCCTTGAGGTAGCGCCACTGCGCCCGGCCCAGCTTCTCGCCGTCGAGGTTCAGCTCCAGCAGGATGGTGCAGTCTTCGTAGGCGCCGCCGGACGGGGCACCGGCGGAGGCCCCCGCCGCGGCCAGCGAGGCGGCGCCGTGGGCCATCACGTACCCGTCCGCGCCCGGCACGAACAGCTCGGGGCCGTGCTCGCCGATGGTGTAGGGCCAGCCCGCTCGGACCGCGCCGCCCATCGCGTTCTTGACGGTGCCGTCCGGGTTCCGGGGCTTCCCCTGGTTCTGGGCGTTGTAGGCGCCCCAGTCGAACCCGGCGGCGTGGACGTCGCTGGTCTGGCCTCCCCCCCCGCCACCACCGCCACCACCGCCGCTGTTCCCGACCTCGGCGGCGTGCTCCTTCTCCCACTGCGACTGCGCGTTGGCGCCGAAGGTGCCGGTGAACATGTCCTTGACGGCCTGGGTCTGGTTGGCCCAGGTGGCGCCGGACGGCGCGCTGATCTTGACGTTCGCCGCCTTGCTCAGCGCGTCCACGAGGTCGTTCGCCGCCTTGGTGGAGTCCTCGATGCCCTTCTTGAGGGAGCTGAAGGTGGCCTCGAACTGCGCCTTCTGCTCCGCGTTGAGCGGCCCGACCTTGTCGTAGAACCGCTCCTTGAGGTCGGCCATCTTCTCGTCGGCGGACTTGCGGAGGGCCTCGTTCTCCTCCCGCTCGTTCTGCCGCACCTTGGCGATCTTCTCGTCCAGGGCGACGCCGATCTCCTTGATGCGGGTGTCCCGCTCGTCCTGGAGCCGCTTGATCTGGCGCTGGAGCCCCTCGTCTTCCAGCATGTCGTTGAACTGCTGGAGGTCGGCCGCCTGCTTCTTGCGGAAGGCGTCGTTGTCGTCGGCGATCTTCCGGCGCCGGGCCAGGTCCGCCTTGGCCTCGGCGAACCGCTCGTTGACGGCGGCCCTCTCGTCGTCCGTGTCCGCCCGGCGGAGGTCGCGCTGGTACTCGTAGAGGAGGTCGGCCTCCTCCTGCGCCCGCTCGCGCGCCTCGCGCTCGGTGTCCTGCCCCTGCCCGAACACGTCCCGCCGGCTGCGGTCACTGCGGCTGAGGGTCTGGTTCGCCTGGAGGTCGGCGATGGCCGACGCCGTCCGGTCCCGCACCTCGAGGATCGAGTCCGCCGCGTCCCGCATGGCGTCGGAGACGGCCTGCCCCGCCTTGCGGGCATTGGCGGCCAGCCCGTCGTTGAGGTTGCGGTTGACGTCCTCCACGCCCCGCTGGAGGTCGCGCAGCGCCTCGCCCCGGACCAGCGCCTGCTTCTGCATGGCGGCCGCGAGGGCGTCCGAGTTGTCGTACTCCAGCTCCACCAGCTTGTCGGCGGTCGCCTGCGCCAGATCCTCGAGCTTCCGCCCGTGGTCCTCCTGGAGCTGCTGGATCCTCGTGTTGAGCGCCTGCTGCTGCTTGACCGTCATCCCGGCCCGGCTCTCCTGGAGGTCGGCGAGCCGGCGCTGGAACTTGATCTCCTCCAGCTCGATGCTCCGCTGGCCCTGCTTCTGCGCCTCGATCCGCAGCCCGGCTAGCTTGTTCTCGGCCTCCTCCACGATGGTGTACTGCTTCTCGTACTGGGCACCGAGCACGTCGGCCAGCCCGGCGAAGGCGTCCTCCGCCGATTGCACGGCCACCTCGCCCGCGCCCGTCATCAGGTCGGCGACGGCGGCCTCGACCTCGGGGGTCATGCCCTCGACGCCGTCGATGAAGCCCTGGTCGACGTCCTCGCCGATCGCCTCGAACTCCTTCGAGGGGGAGGCGACGCCCAGCGCGGCGCGGGCGGAGGCCAACGCGCTCGCGGCCAGGTTGGCGGCGGCGGCGCGGACGGAGCCGATGCCCCCCTGGATGCCGGCGACCATCCCGCTGACGATGGCGCTCCCGATGGCGGTGGCCTGCGCGGCCGCGGTGGCCTGCGCGGCCGCGGTGGCCTGCCCGACCATGCCGATACAGGCCGCCACCAGCGCCGCCGGGTTGAGGTTGGTCACGATCCCGGTGACGAGGGCCACCCCGGCGGCGGCGCCGCCCTCCGCGAATTGCCCCGGCAGGGTCGCGATGAAGGCGGTGAGTTCGCCCAGCTTCGCCACCACCTGGTCGCGCACGGCGCCGGCCCCGGCGATGAACGCCTGCCACGCCGCGTCGGCGCCCGTGGCCGCCTCGGCCGTGGCCTGCTGCGCCTGCTTCACGGCCGCGCTCAGCTCCCCGAAGGCGGTCTGCACCTTCCCGATGGGGCTGTTCTCGTAGATGGCCCAGAGGGCGTCGGTGATGGCGGCGGCCTGCTGCTGCTGCCCGGAGAGTTCCTTCGTCTTGGCACTGACCAGGTTCTGCTGCACCAGGAAGTCCGCGTACTGCCGGGTCAGCGGCTCGACCACGGCGCCGGTCGCGCCGAAGGCGTCGCCCAGCGCCGCCACCACCGGGGCCGCGCCCTGCGCGGCGCTCCGGACACCCTCGATGGCGGGGGCGAGCCGGGCGCCCATGATGTCCGCGAACACGGTGGCCGATTGCTTCGTGGTGTCGAAGGCCGCGCCCAGATCCTCCGCCGCCTGGCGGGTGTTATGGAAGGCGGACTGCGCGCCCGCCCCGAACACCTCCCCGATCCGGATCTCGATAGCCGTCAGCGCGGCGGGGATGAGGCCGAGGCCGTGCGCCCCGGCGATGTTCTCCGTCGTGGTCCGCAGGGTGTTGAACTCGTCCACCGCCGTGTTCACGGCCGCGGTGGCCCCCTGCGCGATGCTGCGGATGGCGGGCAGGAAGAGCGAGCCGACCGTGATGGCCGCCGTCTCCAGCGACCCCTTGAGCTGCTCGATGTCCCCGGCCGCGTTGTTCAGCCGCTCCCGGGCGATGTCCGCCGCGCTCCCCGCGGCGGACATGGAGGCGGCCATCGCGTCGAAGCCCTCGCCCCCCTGCTTCGCCAGGACGCCCGCGGCCCGCATCCCGTCCGAGCCGAAGATCAGTTCGAGGGCGAGGAGGCGCTGCGACTCGGTGAGGCCGGCGGTCTGGGTCTGGAGCACCTCGGCGATCTGCCCGAAGTCCTTCATCTTGCCGGAGGAGTCGATGAACTGGTTGGCGCCCGTGGCCGTGATGATCCCCAGTTCCTTCATCTTGTTCTTGGCGATGTCGGTCGTGGGGATGAGGTTGTTGATGGCGGCCTTGAGGGACGTGCCCGCGTCCGACCCCTTGATGCCCTGCGCGCCCATGACGGCGACGGCGGTGGCGAAGGAGTCGATGGACTGCCCGGCCAGGGCGGCGACGGCGCCCCCGGCGGCGAGGGACTGGTTGAAGTCGGAGACGGAGATGCTGGAGGCGTTGGCGGCGCCGGCCACGAGGTCGGCGACGTGCGACATGTCCGCGCCCTTGAGGTTGAACTGGTTCATCGCGTTGGCCGCGATGGTGGCCGCCTCGCCCACGGACACCCCGCCGGCCGCGGCCAGGTCGAGGGCGGAGGAGGCCGCCCCGCCGAAGATGTCCCCGATGGAGACGCCCCCCTTGACCAGCTCCTCGATGCCGCCCGCGGCCTCCTGCGCAGAGAACGAGGTCGCCTTGCCGAGGTCGAGGGCCAGCGTGGAGAGTTGCTGCATCTGCTGGCCGGTGGCGCCGGACACGGCCTTGATGCCCGACATGGACTTCTCGAAGTCGATGGCCGAGCCCACGGCGTTGCCCACCGCGCTGGTGAGGGCCGTCACCCCGCCCACCGCAACGGCGATCCCGGCGGCGGCGGCCACCGCGCCCTTGAAGCCGGAGGCCAGACTGGAGAGACCCTTGTTCGCGGTATCCCCGGACTTGCCGAGCGCGGCCGTCTCGGCAGAGACCTTCTTCAAGACCGCCGACGCCTCGTCTTTGGCCTTGAGGACGATCGCCAGCTCGGCCGCGGTCGCCATCTACAACCGTCCCTCTACCCGCACGGGGGCCGATACCGCTAGACTGGCAACCGTGATGAAGAACTGGTCGTGGTCGTGGGCGCTCGTCTGGGTCATCGTGATCGCGCTGGGGGCGGCGGCGCTGTACATCAGCGTGCAGCGTCCCGTGTTCGTTCCGTAGGTCACCGGCGGCGCCGGGAAGGCCGGACGGCCTGCTGCTGGGCGGCGGCCTGCGACGCCTCGCGGGACTGCTCCACGAGCAGCGCCACGAGATCGTCCACCACGTCCTGCGGTGTGCGCTCCAGGTCGTCCCACGTCCACCCCGTTCGCAAGCAGACTAGGAGGGCGCCACGGCGCTCTTCGCGCTCCCGTTCGAGGGCGGGGTCGCTTTTCCCGCGTTCCGCTCCGCGACGTAGGCGTCGATGGCGTCGTTGATGGCCTCCGCCCCCTCCGGCGTCAGGTTCTCGATGGCGGCCGGCGAGACCGGCACCGGCTTGTCCGCGTCGTCCCGCAGCGACCAGTCCACCAGCCAGGTCTGGAGCTTCAGCACGGCGTAGCGGGCGAAGTCCACGCCCACCTCGTTGTCCCCGGCGGCCGTCTTCACGGTGCGGAGCATGGCCCCGGAGAGCCGCTGCGACTCCCCGTAGGTGATCTGCTCCTTGATCTCCACCCACTGCCCCTCGCCCAGGTCCAGGCGGGTGATGGCGGGCTTCACGAAATAGTTAGGCATCCTCGGGCTCCCCCTCGTGCGTGATGGTGACGGCGTCCCCGTCGACCAGGAGGGCGGCGGCGGGGACGCCCCGCCAGCGCCAGACCGTGCGGGTCAGCTCCAGGCGGAGGTCGTACTCCGTCGACCGCTCCAGCCAGTAGTCGTCCTTGGCCGAGGCGTGGCCCTCGAGCCGCCAGCCGCCGCCGTCCGCCGGATCGCGGGTCGCCAGCCGCCAGGTGTCGAGGGTCAGGGCCGGGCGCCCGCCGACGCGGAGGGCGCCCGTCTTGCCCGTCATGGCGAACGCCATCAGGGGTGCCCCTCGAGAGGTTCAGCCCCACGCCCCGTTAGAAGTTGACGCCCCACGAACCGTTGGCCGAGAACGAGGCGTTGACCTGCACCGCGTCCGCCACACCCGTCTCCATCGTGACGCTTAGCCATGCAGGGCCGTAGGCGTACTTGGTGAGGGCGGTGGAGGCGGGGTAGAGGTAGACCTTCACGCCGTCTGAGGACGTCGACCCCGTGAAGAGCTTGGACTCCAGATCGTTCCAGAACCCCGAGAGGGTGCCCTGGATGTTCCTCAACCCCTGGACGTAGGTCTTATTCGTGTCCCCGAAGGCGGTGGTCTCGACCAGGTCGGTCGAGAGGTCCAGCGTCCACGCGGTCTGCGAGATGACGCTGGACGCGGTGCCTGTGCCCGTGGTCGAGATGTAGACCAGCCCGACCTTCCCGTGGTAAACGGCCATTCCCTGCGCTCCTCGTGCGTGAGGTGCTCAGGGAGGCGTTTACCCGGCGGGACCGCAGCAGGGGTGCGGCCGGGTGCGTGCCTGAGGTGTTGGTTTCTAACATCATTGTAGCGACTACTTCTGGTCCTGCTGCTGTCCGCCGACCGGCGTCTTCGCTTTGAGCCAGTCCTGCCACGCGCGGATCATCTGGATGAGGCCCCGGATGATCCCCTCGTGCAGCCGGCGGTCCTCAGGCGACACCGAGCCGCTCCTCCAGCGGCGCCCACGGCTCCCCGTCCGCGTCCGCCTTTACCAGGTCGCGCACCACCGTCCGGGCCATCCCGTCGAAGGTGCGCCCCTCCACCCGCCCGGGGAGGGACTGCGCCCTCCGGTAGCGGTCCGCCTCCCGGGGCAGCCACTCCCGCAGGAGGGACTGCAACCCCTCGGCGTCCCGGAACGTGGGGACGCTCCCGCCGAACACCTCGCCCACCTCGGGCCGCCACTCGGAGACGGTGAACGCCCCGCAGGCGGCCAGCTCCAGCAGCCGGGGGTTCAGGCTCTCCGCCCCGTGCATCCGCGCCGCGTGCTTGCCGGCGTGGCCCACGCTCGAGCGGAACAGGTTGAGTCCGATGCGCGCCTTCCGGTACAGGGCGGCGGCCACCGCGTTGTCCACCTCCTGCCCCTTGAGGTGCTGCCGCAGTCGGTGGCGGGGGCCGACGCCCCGCCACGCGCCGTAGAGGCCGAAGTCGATGCCGTCCCAGTCGATGGCGCCGAGGAGGTCGACGCGCTCCTGGAACCCGGAGCCGACGAACACCACGTCGTGGGCGGGGATGTCCGCCTCGTCCTCCGGGAGCGGCGCGTCCGGCCGGTGCTTCTCCGGGTCGTAGGCGTGGGAGAGGTACTCCGTCCGGGGGCAGGCCAGCCGCAGCGGGGCGACGGCGGTGCGCTCCGTCGTCCAGCAGAGGTCGGCCTCGGCGGCGAAGGCGAACTCGCTGCTGGTGTCGTAGGGGCTCTCCGTCAGCAGGACGGCCACCTTGAGCCCGGCCCGGCGCAGCATCTTGAGGACGCGCAGGGAGAAGTACATCCCCGTCATCAACAGCACCCACTCGCACCCGAAGAACAGGGCGCGCTCGATGGCCTGGGCGCTCGCGTGGTAGAGGACATCCCCCGAGTTAGGGCGCGTCTCCGCCAGCGGGCCACCGTACTTCTTCTGCTTGCGGTACAGGAGGTCGAGGTAGCCGTGGGAGAGCTGGAGCGTCGCGTTCAGGGGGAACTCCACCACGGGCACGCCCAACCGCTTCAGGGCGGGAACGAGGCCGGTGAACAGGTCGCCGGTGCTCCAGTCACTTCCGGGGTGCGCCACCAGCAGGGGGCCGTTCACGCCGCCACCTTCGCGCGCGCGCGCGCCCACAACTGGACGAGGTGGGCGATACGGGTGATGTCCTCGTCCTTCAGCCACCAGCCCACGGGGATGCTCACCTGATGCGCCGCGAAAGCATCGAGACCGGGCCGGGCGTCCGACGCGGGGTGCTCGGCGGCCTTGAAGGCCGGGTGCTCGTCGTTCCGGCGATGCACCTGGCTGGTCGCCACGCCGAAGTCGGCCATGTACGCCTGGAAGTCCGCCCGGTCGTCCACCAGGATCGTGTAGAGCCACCAGGAGGAGCCTGAGTCGGGCGGGGGGAGGGTGACGCCGGGCGTGCCCTCGAGGAGGCCGTGGTAGGCGCGGGCGTTGTCCCGGTGGCGCTTCACCACCTCCCGCAGATGGGGCAGGTTCGCCAGCCCGATGGCGGCGGCGATGTCGTTCATGTGCAGCTTTGAGCCGACCTCGGTGATGTCCTGCTCGCAGCGGAAGTCCGCCTTCGAGCGGCGGTCGAGGCCGTACCACCGCAGGAGGCGGGCGCGCTCCGTCTGCGCCTCGGTAGGGCAGAGCAGCCCGCCCCCGTCGCCGGTCGTGAGGTGCTTGATGGCCTGGAACGACCAGGCGATGTAGTCCCCGCCCACGCGGGTCTGGTAGCGCCCGTTGTGGGTCGCCAGCGGGGCGTGGGCGGCGTCCTCGATGATGGGGATGCCCGTGCCCGCGAGAACCTCGCGCAGGCGGTTGTAGTCGCACATCCGGCCCGCCCAGTCCACGGCGACGACGGCCGAGATCGCCCCGGCACCGAGCCGGTCGATGATCCGCCCGACGCTGTCCGGGTCGATGAGGCCGGTAACCGGGTCGACGTCCGCCCACGCGAGGTTCGCCCCCTTCGTGACGACGGGGCTGTTCGTGGCGCTGCACGTCATGGGCGTGGAGATCACCACGTCCCCCCGCCCCACACTCTCCAGCGAGAGCGCCAGGTCGAGCGCGCTGGTGCAGGAGTTGAGCGTGAGCACGTCCCGCTCGGCGTCGAACTCCCGCTTCAGCGCCGCCTCGAAGGCGTCGACCTTCTCTCCCTGGCCGATGTAGCCCGAGCGCAGGACCGCGTCCACAGCCTTGCCGGCCTCTACGTCCATGAACACCTTGAACAGGTCGGTCACCCAACCACCTCCTGGGCGTTCGCCGTCTGCTCCGCGTACCAGGCCGGGCTGTAGACCCCCGTGTAGTCCGGGTAGGTCTCCACGCCGTGCCGCCGGCCCTTCTGCCCATCGGTCATCCGCGCGAAGTTGCGGGCGTTCCGCGCCACCAGCCACTCCTCGCCCAGGTAGCGGTAGTGCAGCAGCCGCAGGGGGTCGGCCCCGTCGCCCCGCACGTCCGCGCCCGTGACCGTGGCGTGGTGCTTCCCCGGCGTCCACGCCACGTCCAGCGCCGGGTCGAAGACGCACGTCTTGGAGTACTCGGCGGCGGGGAGGCCCCGCGTGATCTGCTCGGTGATGGGCTTGCGCCCCTTGGGCGGCGCGTCGGCGACCATCTGGTAGCCCTGCACCACCGGACGGGTGACGCCCTGCGCCCGCAGCTCGGCCAGCCGCTCCCCGATCCGGGGGTGGTAGAGGAACTCGTCGGCGTCCACCCAGACGACCCACTCGGCCAGCCCGCGCGCCGCGGGGTACCGCTCCCGGGCGAAGGCGACGAAGCCCTCGTCGTCCAGGCCGTCCGTCCGGGCGTACTTGACCTGGGCGCCCGCCTTGGCGGCGAGGACGTCCGTCCCGTCGTCCGTGGCGTCGTCCACGTAGACCGTCACCCGCTCGCAGAACTGCCTGTAGTGGGCCACCCAGAAGGGGATAAGGGTCGACTCGTTAAAAGCCAGGCAATAGGCCCAGCAGCGGTCCATCACCCGTCCCTCCGAAGGAAGAAGTCCCCCACGCGCCACGAGGGCGGGGTCATGCCCCGGTAGCGGTCGACGTCCAGCCGAAGGCCCCGGTTCCAGCAGTCCAGCAGGAACACCGGGTCCATCCCCGCCGGGCCGACGATGCCGTTGCCGAAGACGCTCTGCACGAGGTTGACCGTGGGCACCACCAGCCGGGAGCGGGCGTAGGACCGCATCACGTAGCGGTCGCCCGCGTGCTCCATCCAGCGGCGCCACCCGGCGTCCTCCAGCGTCGAGGGGTTCTGCACCTGGCCGTCCCGCACCAGCGCCCGCACCGTGGCCCGCACGTAGTCGGTGGGGTAGACGGTGCCGAGCACCTCCCACGGGTAGCCCCAGTCCCCGGCGCCGTTGCGCGCGTCCCAGAGCAGGCCGTCGTTCACCACGTCCCCGCCGTACTCGTCGAACCGGGGCGCGGCCGTGGGGAAGAACACGGGCTGCGGGAGGGGCCGCCCGAACATGTCCGCCTCGGTGTTCTTGCCCAGCCGCAGGGAGTAGCCCAGGAGGTCGGGGTGGGCGCGGAAGGCGGCGTCCACCTCGGCCATATCGACGGGCAGCGTGTAGACCACGTCGTCGCAGCCGAAGCAGACGTAAGGGGCGTCCTCGATCAGTTCCAGGAGGTCGGTGGCGAAGTCGACCTCCTGCCAGAACCGCACCCGGTCGGCGAACTCCGCCTCGACCGCCTCGTAGGCGGCGTCGTAGAGGGCCTCTCCGTGCGCGAGCACCGCCACGTCCAGGTCGCCCCGCCAGTGGCGGAAGACCGAGGTCAGCATCCCGTGGAGCTGGAGCGGCCGGTCCTTTGAGAAGACGATGAGATGCACCTGAGGGTCAGGCACCGTCCACCTCCCACCGATGCCGGACGTACAGGGCATCTCCCCAAGTGCGGTCGCCGAAGTCGCACAGCGCCTTGCGCTCGAAGCCGTGCGCCTCGAGGAAGGCGTCCATCTCCGGCAGGACGGCGCCGCCGGCGAACCGCTCCGCGTGGTTCACCTCCGTGAAGATCCACGCCACGCCCGCCAGCGCCTTCAGCCCGCCCCGCAGGACGAGCAGCTCCCCGCCCTCGACGTCGAGGTTCAGCATCTGGAAGTGGTGGGGGCCGTAGCCCTCCCGCGCGAGCAGGGCGTCCAGCGTCACCGTCTCCAGGTCGATGGTCTTGTCGTAATTGAAGAAGGGGTAGATCTGGCGCTGCGCCTTCGGCTCCAGCAGCGAGGAGTTCATCGCGGGCAGCGCCGCCGTGGCGGACTGCGCGACGTGGAGGGTCGCCTTCGCCCCGTCCGCGTCCGTGACGGCGGCCTGCACGGCCGTCTGGCCGGGGTACGCGGCGAGCACCTCGCGCAGCCCGTCCATCAGCTCCGGGTTGGCCTCAACCCAGAGCGCCTCCTCGACCCCGTTGGCGTGGTAGTCCGCCGCCTCCTCGCCCAGGTGGGCGCCGACGTGCAGCACCGAGCGGGGGCGCACGCCGTGGTCCCGCGCCAGGACGTCCATCGGGATCAGCACGCCGGCACCCCCACTTCCCACCCGTGCCGGACGTAAAGTGCGTCGCGAAAGCCGTGGTCCCAGCCCTCGTCCGCGTCCACCACCCGGGCGAACCCGCGCTCGCCCAGGTAGGCGTCCACCTCGTCCGCCATCGCGCAGCCCTCGTACATCTCCCGGGTGTTGACCTCCAGGTAGATCCACTTCAGGTGGGGCAGCGTCTCCGTCGCGCCCTCGAAGGCGAGCAGCTCGGCGCCCTCGATGTCGATGTTCAGGAAGTCGAAGCCGCCGAGGCCGTAGCCCTCGCGCGCGAGGAGGGTGTCGATGGTGACCGTCTCCACCTCGATCGACCGGGGGTAGGGCATCCCCGGGTAGGTGACGAGGTGCTCCTTCGGCGCCATGAGGGAGGACGCCATCGTGAAGGTGCAGAGGTGCAGGGTGGCCGTCGCCCCGTCCTTATCGGACACGGCGGCCTGGATGGCCCGCTGGCCGGGGTAGTGGCCGACGTTGTCCACGAGGGTGCCCATCAGGTCGGGGTTCGCCTCGACCCACAGCACCCGGTCGACGCCCGCCTCCTGGTAGGCCGCCGCCTCCTCGGCCAGGTGCGCCCCGATGTGCAGGATGTTCTTCGGCCGGACGCCGAACTCCGCCACCAGCCGCGCCATCGGGATAATCACGCCCGCTCCCCCTTCTCGATGAAGTCCCGCACGCACTCGCCCACGTAGCCCGTCCCCTCCGGGTCGTCCTCCGAGGCGAGGCCGATGTAGAAGGCCCGCTCGTGGACGGCGTCCGCCCCGGGGAGGTCGCCGGAGAGCACCCGCCACTCCTCCTGGAGCGCCGGCTGGCGGGCCAGGTTCCCGGCGATGAGGGGGCGCGTCTCCACGCCCCGCTGCTCCAGGTAGGCGCACAGCTCGTGCTTCGTGAAGCCCGCGTCCTCCCGCACGGTGAGGGGGAAGGCGTGCCACGCCGGAACGCACCCGGGCACCACCTTCACGGTCTCCAGCAGGCCCGCGTACCGCCGGACCTCGTCGAGCAGCATCACGTGGTTGTGTTCTCGCCACGCCTGGAAGGCGTACAGCTTCCCCAACTGCACCTTGCCGAAGGCGCCCTGCACCTCGGTCGGGCGCAGGTTCATGCCCCAGGTGGGGAAGGCGAAGTGCTGCCCCGGCTGCGGCTCCCAGCCGTGGTTGCGCCACAGGCGGAGGAAGCGGGCGGTGCCCGGGTCGTCGGTGACGACCATGCCGCCCTCCATCGTGGAGAGGACGTGGGAGAAGAAGAACGAGAACGCCCCGGCCGTGCCGAAGGTGCCGACGTGCCGGCCCTTCCAGCGGGTGCCCAGCGCCTCGCAGCAGTCCTCGATGAGGTCCAGCTCGTGGCTCGCGCACAGGCCCGCCAGGACGTCCATCGACCCGCACGCGCCCAGGACGTGCGTGGCGAACACCGCGCGGGTGCGCCAGGTGCGCTTCCGGTCGAGGTCCACCGGGTCCATCTGGAGCGTCGCGGGGTCGACGTCCACCAGCCGCACCCGGTAGCCGGCCATGAGGCACGCCCACACCTGGGTCGGCCACGTCACCGCCGGGATGAGAATCTCGTCCAGCCCCCGCAGCGGCGGGCCGAGGGCGAAGGCGGCCAGGAGGTCGGCGCTGCTCCCGCTGTTGACCATCACGGCCTCTTGCGCGCCCACCAGCGAGGCGAACCCCGCCTCGAACGCCTCCACTTGCGGCCCCATCGTCGTCCGCCCCGCGCGCAGGGTGCGCTCCACGGCGGCGATCTCCTCCTCGCCGTAGGTCACGCGCGCGAGCGGGTAGCGGTAGACGGCCGGCGGGGAGCCGGGCAGCACGAGCGTCACGGGATTAAGTCCCAATCTTTTACCCTGGTTGGGGTATAATTTGGGGCATAGATGCGCCCCGGCGTGGCGGCAACCACCCGGGGCATGGCACCCCAACATAGGAGGTTGGAATGCGTCCCGAGTTTACCGTGCAGTTCCTCGCCCGCTTCTGGGCGAAGGTCGATAAGGGCGGCGGGCCGGACGCCTGCTGGCTCTGGACTGGCGCGAAGCACAGCGTCCAGTACCCCTACGGCGAGATCGGCATCAAGGGCGGCGGCCCGCGTGGCGCGCACCGCATCTCTTGGGAGATTGCGAACGGCCTGATCCCGCCCGGCGGCGTCATCTGCCACCACTGCGACAACCCTGCGTGCGTCAACCCCGCCCACCTGTTCCTCGGCACCCACGCCGACAACGCCTGGGACAAGGTGCGAAAGGGTCGCGCGCCGCGGGGTGATAACCACCCCAACCGTCTCCATCCGGAGCGGCTGAAGTGGAAGGACACCCACGCCTACCGCCTCAACCCGGAGTTGCTCGCCCGCAAACTCACCGCTGCGGACGTTCTCGCCATCCGTGCTCGGTGGGCCGCCGGCGGCGTCCGACAGAACGCCCTCGCCGCGGAGTACGGGGTCACTCCCGCTCAGGTCTGCGCCATCATCAAGCGGAGGTCGTGGAAGCATCTCTAGTCCACCGGAGTGTTCGGGCGGGCGAGGGCGATCACTTCTTCGCGCCAGACGATGGCCTTCTCGCCACCCGGCCACTTGTCGATGGTGCCTCGGACAAAGTCAAAATCCCCCTGATACCGATCCGACCAGGGGGCCAGGTACTCCTTCTTGTTGGGCACCACGAAACAATGGCCCCCCACATGGTCTTCAGCGAGGACGGGGTGCGCGCCCCAAACCAGCGTCCGGAAGCGGGTCACGAAGCGGAAGAGGAGGGGGCTACCGGGGTGCTGCTCGGCGGCGTTGCGGATGCTGCCGAACGCGCCCTCGGTGAACACGTCGTCGTCGTCCTGGAACACCAGGTAGTCGCCCTTGGCGACGTGCATCCCGATGTTGATCTGCGTGTGCCCGAAGTCGTGCTCGGCCGGGATGGTGGAGATGAACGTGTACTGCGCTCCGAAGTCCGCGACGAGGGCCTGCACCTCGGGGAGGCAGTCCTGCGGGTCGTCCAAGCAGTCGCCTACGACCAAGACCTCGTCTCCGGGGAGGAGGGGCTGGGAGGCGATCGAGCGCAGGCACCGCTTCAGCGGGCGGCCCTGCCCGGGGGTGGGGATGATGATGGAGAGACTTGGCATGGCTACCTCACCCGAGAACCTCGACCTCAACGCTGGCGTAGAGCATCTGACTGCCCGCGACATCGACGAGGCGGCCGTACTCCGTGCCGCCGACGACTCTCGCGTAGTCACACGCCCCACCCAGGCGTCCCACGAAGGGGGCGGTGCCCCCCTCAACCGCCGCCTTGATGCTCGCTGCGCCCGTGGGGGCGAGGTACGCATCGAGGCGGGTCTGCGCCCGGACCAAATCGCCGGGCGCCAGGTAGATCGCGATCTCGAAGAAGTAGCGCGTCTTCGCGTCGAAGTCCGTGCTGTACGTCCACCGCGCCGGCCCCACCACGCAGAGCGCGTTGTCCGAGGGGTTCGGCAGGACGGTCGCGTAGGGCCGCGCCCCGCTGATGGTGGCGAGCCGGTCCTTGAGGCCGGTCTTGATCTCCGTCACCGACGCCACGTCAGGCGTCCTCCCCGTACTTCAGGTCGAAGTAGCGGTCGACGATCCACGGCGCCAGCACCCACAGGAGCGCGCTGAAGGCGAGGATGACGGCGAGGGACACCAGGAGGCTACCCACGGGCCGCCTCCACCACCTTGGCGCCGATCCTGGCGAACAGGTCGGTGATCCGGCCGCGGTTCTTCTCGTAGGCGGGCAGCAGGAAGGGCGCCGGCCTGACGCCCTTCCTGCCGATCGCGCGGGCCACGAGGAAGGGGCTGACCCCGTGGCGCCGCGCCCACGCCGCGACGGCCGAGACGGGCGGGGGGCGGCCCGGCGCCCGACCGCGCTCCACGTAGAGGCCGTACTTGACGGACGGCCCCACCTTGCCGGTCAGGTTCGCCCCGCCCCCGCTGATGGAGTGGGTGATGCTGTTCTGGAGGCGCCCCGTGTCCCGCCTCACCCCGCGCCGGGCGTCCCCCTCGATCAACAGGAGGGAGGTCTCCATCGCCAGCTTCGTCTGAGACGGCAGCACACTCCCCGCGGCCTTGCTCAGCCCGGCGGAGAGCCTGTCCGCCCCGACGATCTCGATGGTGAGGGCGGCCATCAGGCGGCCACCTCTGCGAACAACGCCAACGCGGGCTGCATCTTCCGCAGCCGGTCGGCCGCCACTTCGCAGTAGCGTTCCTCCAGTTCGATCAAGACGGCGCGGCGGCCCTCCATCACCGCCGCGATCCCGGTCGAGCCGCTGCCCGCGAACGGGTCGAGCACCGTCTCCCCACAAAGTGACGAGGACTCGATCATCACCCGGAGGATGGCGACCGGCTTCTCGGTCGGGTGGCGCGTGACGGCCGTCTGCGTGAGCCGTTGGCAGCGCAACACCGATCCCCGGCGGAGCCGGGCGGACAACGCCCCGTCCCCCCGCGCCCGCCGCGTCTTATCGGGCGTGTAAACGCCGAACAGGATGCGTTCGTGCGAGGGCGCCCACGGGATCGACAAGTCCCCGGCACCGAGCAGCTCCTTGTCCCACACCAGATCAGCGGAGGCGCTCATAGGGAGCGGCCCCCACCCGGCTAACCCGAAGCAGTAAGCGTGCCGACCCGGACGCAGCACGCGCAGGGCTAGGGCTAATGCCCCGAAAGCGGGGAGCGTCCCGTCGTCGCCCGCCATGCGGGCGAACGCCTCCGTCCGCCGGTTGCTCTGCCAGTCGACCCCATACGGGGGATCGGTCAGCAAGAGGTCGGCGCCTCGCGTGAGGAACGGCAGCACGTCGCGGCAGTCGCCGTGGTACAGCGTCACCGAGC